ATTTTTTTACGTTCATCTGAATGGTGTTTCCCAAAATGTATACTTTTCTCTCCTCTCTGAGAATCCCCTATTTTTTTTCTGTGTTCATCTGTTTTAGTTTTTCCAAACTGTGGACTTTTCTCTCCCAGATTGGCTTGTCTAATCTTCTCTCTATGAGCCTCAGTAAGATGTTTACCCTTTAAACATGATTCTTTTCCTCTCTTTGTATCTCCTATTTTTCGCTTTGTCTCTTCTGACGGTATCCAACCAGAAGTGCCTTCACCACCATCTGTCAAATTTGCTAAGCAGCCAGTGCCAAGATCAATCCGACCATATACCGAGATAGCTTCAATTTCTATTTCGTGAGCTTCTTTCTCAGTAAGGTTTTCAAACATTTTCTCTTCTGTGAAGTTCAACCCTTGCTTCCATAATTTATGGATAATTAAGTTCTTAATAGTTTTACGACCTGGTTTATGTCTAAGAAGCTCTGCTTCCCATCTGTGATCTCCAATCCTTCCATTGCAGCCCTTTCCTACATAGAAGGGTTGACTCGCTCCGGGCCACAATGAATCTTCTTTATCGGGACGTCTTAGGTAGTATACATAGAAGATGTTCATCATCTACCTCTTCTGGCGACTTTTCCAGAGCTTAGAGTCTATGAATGTAAGAACTTCTGGATTCCACTTGAGTCCGAGCCATTCTATCGTATCATATAACTGGCTGTAGTCACCATCGACCATTCGTTCAGGCCATAAAATACGACAATTCAACCCTTCATCAATCATCTCACGAAATCTGGCAAGATGCTGGTTGACCCACCAAACCCAACCGTCTCTTTCATTATCTACACCAACTGCTTTCTGAAAGTTTCTATTTTGAAATGCTCGCATGAACCCGGTATGTAAACAGGACGAAACAATGTCTCCAGTGCGCCTTCTGACGATCACCCATTTAGATTTTGGAAAAGCATAATGCCACACTGGCCAAAATAAACACATCTTTGCTCCTTTATAGAAAAGAGAACCAATCTGGTATCCTTCATCTATGAAAACTTGTTCAACTCTCCTACGCCAATCTGTTGGAATAGGAAGGTTGTTAATATCTGGCAAAGGGAACTGACCCAATGGATCTAAACCTAATTCTCTTAGATACGGTTTCGTAATAGTGTTGACGATTTTGGCGTTCTCAAACATTCCTTTGGCATTCGCGCGATTCGCTCCCCGCATAATACCACCGAAAGCTCCGCACAAATTTATCGCCCCCGCCACCATCGAGGTCCCACTCCTGGCACACCCAGTGACGAGAATAGGATCCGGTAACTGCTCAGAACTCATCATCTTGAGGCCTCATATATTCTGTTCCTTCCCAGAGAGTTCCTCCTGGTAAGTAAACTAATCTGGAACTTTTCCACATGGCACGCATAGAATCTCTCCATTCTCTTTTAGGAGATACTGCTGCTATAATTACTATGACATCTGCTTCTTCAGTCTTGGCAGCAAGCGTCGCCATTCTCATTAAATGATTTCTCCGTCCATCATCTGAATAATCATTATCATTATTGCTCTGGCGAACTAAATCTCCATCTAATACTCGTACAAGTTTTCCTTCGTCTCTTAATTCTTGGGCCAAACAAAAGGCATAATGAGATTTACCGGCTCCTGGCTTGCCCGTGATTAGGATAACCATACTATCTCCACGCCTCATGTACCCAAGACTCGTTAACTTCATGTACTCGTGGACGACCATGAAAACAGATAATTCTAGCGTCACTTGGAGGGCCTTTACGACTACACTCGCGTTTATAAGAATAAATTCCACTTACAACATCTTGAAGTGGTTGATAGTTAACCCCATTATCAGTTAAAGACCTTGAAATATATGCCTGATCACCAAAATGAGGTGAAATCTGAGAAATGTCAAAATCATTATAAATGAAATTTACTGAGTCTGATTTCCAAGCCATGACCCCAGAACCAAATTGTCCTCTTAATTGATTACCACGATTCCAAGGCCTCAAGCCGTAGAATTCGCCCCCAAATTCAAAGAAGGCATCAATGTTTCCTAAGATAATAGTATCTAAGTCAAAGTAAATTAGTTTTTCAGTAGAAGCCAACCCGGGACGAAATAGTTCTATCTTGGACCACCATCCAGGGAAATCGTTCAACAATTTTGTGATTTGACAATCTTTAATTTTAGGAAAATCAGTTAGACAAATAAACTCGTAAGCCTGAGTAGTATTCCTCTCTACCATATTATAAAGTTTAGTTACATAATCTGGAGTGAAGGCACCTCCAGATTTTAGAACACAAACAATAGTAACTTTTGGAGATCCTGAGCGATCACAAGAAGGTACGATTGCTGGTGCTAACTTAGCTGGTGGTGACGACATAGTAATTGAATGGTAAGTCCCATGCTTTGACTCATAAAGTTTCAAATTCCTATCCCAGCGAACTTTTTTGTCAGGCACATTACAATGAACATGCCACTGGTGAGAAGTGAGAAGGTCGTCTCGCTGAGATAAAGTAATCCCAACCTCAATTATTGAATCACGAAAATCATCGTCATCAAAGCAAAATCCCAGGGCGTAGTCCTCATCGAATCCTCCCGCCTTGAGATATAACTCTTTTTTCAAAGCAGAACAAAAATGATACTTGGCAGGTCGGTGAATGCTATGTTGAAACCATTCTTTAAACTGTCCACGAAGTTGGTTATAACGTTTTATCTCTGTTTCCATTCCTACTCTAACTCGTCCCAAGCTCTGACAAGCACATACTACATATTGATTGGGATCATCATCAAAGGCCAAATCAAGACCCTCAAGAATATCTGAATTGTGAAAAACTTCAGGGCTGGTAAGAATGACATATTGTCCTTGACACTCAGCCACTCCTTGATTAAATAGCTTAGAAGGCCCATAACAATCATCGGCTTTCTGTTCTACAATACGAATATCTATCCCTCTCTGGCGCCATGCGGCTACCACTTCAGATAACTTATCTTCTTTAGAACACTTTGAATCCTTAACGATTATAACTTCCCAATCATCACGATCAGAATACCAGTAAGAAAAACTTAAAAGGCTATTATGCAACAAGGTTGCCCGATCCAGATACGGCATAATGATGCTGTATTCAGTTCTTATCCCGGGAACAAAAGGGGCGACAATCCCTGTTTTCTCAAGCGCCCACCGAACACCCCCTAATCTCCTTTCTTTTTCTACATCAGCAGAGCTCGACCAAGAAGATTCCATTAAGCCGGCAAGTTCCTGTCCAGCAAACCAATGAACTCCAATAGTGGATTCTCTGACATCTAAAATCTTATAGTTTTTCCAAAGTGCTGGCATTTGACTTTTTATTGTCTCAAAAGGATAAACTGCATGCATAGGAATCTGCCCTACTCTATATCCAGTATCTCTTATTTCCTTAGGAGGGACAAATTTACAAAGTAAATGAGTTCCAAGTTCTTGATAATCTAATCTCGGTGCTTTGGCCAATGCAAAGCCAACTTCAAACATATCTTTGAATAACGGAGATCCTGGTGCTCCCGCCAAGAAGCCTATTGCTTGCCAGTTCTTCAACTCTTCTGTTTCTCCCCAACAAAGCAAAGCGTCCGCAGTCATATCAAGTGTCAAATCTTTCATGGGTCGGAAATAGATGATATCAAAATCAGACCAAAACCCCCCCATAGTATGAAGAAGACGCCACCTAAGGAGATCCGAGCGATGGACCTCACTTAATAAAGGAAAATCTCCGATAGGGGCTTCTCGAATCTCTACATTCGGTCCGGCCTCTGGTAAACGTTTGAACCAATCCTCCCCCTCCCATGAGCTATATGAATGCTCCTTAGTTTTCCAAGGCCCTGGCAGCCCAGGCTGTTTAGGATACCATGCAATCACCTGCCAATCTGGATTTAAAGAAGCAAATGTCTTAGCGGTCAACCATCGTAGCCAAGACAACGGTCTATCTTTCCCCCAGTATAGGTGGCAGATTTTAGGTATATTTGTTCTTTTACTCACGCCGACACTCTTTCAAAACAAGCCCAATGATTTCCCCATTCATGAGTCACAGAGGAAACTTCGCACCATAACAACCTACCGCCACAAGATTCTATGATACCAGGAATCTCAGAAGAAACGTAGGCGTTATTAAACATGCCTCCTGCTCCATCTTCTCCGCTGAAAACATCCTGGCCATTGTTATAATATGTTGGGTCTCCAAAAAATTCAAATAATATCTTGCCTTGATATCCCAAAACTCGAATGGATTCTTTAATCAGATCAAGAGCATGTTGACGACTAAGATGCTGAATCACAAAGCAAGAATAGATAGCATTAAAAGCACTGGTTGGAAAAGGAATGATTTTCCCATCATAGGATTTGAGTCTGGGCAAGGGAGTCACCTTTCGTTTAGATAGCATCTTCAAAGTATTCTCACAAGACCAGTCGGTTAATTCCAATCCATAAACATTATCACTGAGTTTACAAAACTGACTGAGTTCTCGTCCATAACCAAATCCTATTTCCAAAACACAGTGAGTTTTCTCTATACCCAAACGCTCAATTAAATTTGGCTTACTAAACTGCCAAACTTTATCGGTAAAGTATTCGAGTGCTCTCGATACCCACCATTCTCGCCATTGCTTATAATCCATTTTGTTATCCTTTTCTCAATACAGCATATATGACCAAAGAATATTTTGTTTAGTATCAAAAGTCGGATGATAAGGTACCACACTTTTATGAAAAATATGATAGTCTTTCTGGGCAATTCCAGCAGTTTTTATTTCTGCTTCAGACACCCCATAATCTATGATATGACAAATTGAGTCTCGTTTGTGTAACCTCCAACCAACTTTAATTCCTGAAAGATTTGTATTAATGGTTTCCTTTTTAAGAAATCCATGAAATTGACTATCAGAGCCAAGACCATATGCTAAACCAGAAATATTCCTTAAATATCTTGGAGCCTTATATGTGCCAATTTCATTCAAGAAATTGTTGCAAACCTGCTTCATAGTTTCTTCGCTTCCCCAAAAAAGGTAGGCTTCATGTCCTCCCCACCACAATGTGTCATCTTCTACTGGTTTAAGAACTAAACGCTTAGTTAAAACATGGTCAATCCTGAACCTTATCACTAGATTATAACCAGATACCAAAGACATCAAAAACTTCAATTTCAAATATTGATCTAAATATGTTGTTTCGTTATGAACTGTTCCAGATGATCTATTAAAATAAAAATCCTCTCCTTCAAAATCAAGTAATCTTTCTTTCAACTTATCTTTCTGTTTCTCTAATTCTTCTTGATAACCAGACAAATCTTCAGAGTATGAAAAGTAACGAAGATGTTTTCCAAAACATTGTTTAATGCGATCTTCATCAACTGAAGAGACCAAGGCAGGAAAATTATACGGAGTGAAATCCTCCTCTGATGAGACGTGTACATAATTGTAACGTGAGGTGAGAACAAAAACATCTACATTGTTAGGGACTATAAGATTCTCCATAATGGAATCAATAGAAACCTGATAACAACCCAATAATCCAGCCATAACAACTGCTACTCTCATGTCGCTCCCTTAATGCATCTGTACATCTGCCAAACTGGGAGAACCCCTTCTCCCTCTGCCAAATGTTTGGATTCAATAATAAGCCCTGCTCGCTCTAGTTCGTGATCAAGACGAATCGTGCTAACACTATCAACACGACCTTCAGTGGTACCACACCAGAACTTGGTCTCAAGAAAATCATGTCCTTGATTAAACTGGAGATGCGCTTCGCCACCCGGAACCAGAGTTTCATATATCCATTGGAAGTAACGGACTGCCTGCCAAAATGGAATATGCATAAATACGGCTACAGAGTAGACTATATCTGCCTTAGGAAGTGCCTGAGCGGGTGCTGACAAGTCGATAAAAGAGTAAAGGCTACTTTGTACCCCTAATTTTTGGAAGCTCCTTGTTGCACGTTTAATAAGTTTAGAATCTATTTCAAAACCAATAACTTCCTTGGCACCATTGATTAAACAATCTAACATGAACCATCCGCCACCACAACCAACATCAAAGATGATCTTTCCTTTGGGATCAAATCTTAACAAGCTAATTCTATTCAGACAATCTATCGTTTTTGCTTCCCAGATATTACTGTTACGAGTGTGAGTCTTTTTATAGGTTCCATGATAACTTGCATGGTGTAACCGGCCCCACTCGGCCACGGCCCTCTTATCCATCAAAGGAGGTAGGAGTTCATCAGGAGGATCTGGGAGTAAATCACTTGTTAGACGAGGTTGCGGCTGATCCCAAATATCAGGAGGCAAACACCCAGGAGGAAACGATTTATCTGGTAATCTATAACAAGAACACCCAGTCTCTCCCAAAATCCAGTTGGTTAAGGAACAGGTTTGGAGTTCTTTCCAGTCAAAAAGATGAGCTCCGATCTTAACCAACATTTTCTTGTAATCCCAGAATCCATAATGGATCACACCGAACGGGGCCTCTTGCACATTTTCAATTGTCTTGGGATAAAGTCGTAGATGAACACCTCCACGAACAGTAAAGGAGATTCCCGGAACCACCTTCCATAATCTAACAAACCTGGCTACTGAAAAAAGACTATCAGTGCGTACATATGTTTGTGAACGCCAAAGGTTAAGTTCCCGAAAACTATACGCGTCTAAACCATCAGGCCAGTTATCACAGAGTTCTCGGAGTCCACCCATTGTACCATCGCGCTCTAAAACCTCATCACAATCAAGCCAGAAGAGATGAGTCGCTCCCAATTCAAGCGACTTTTCGAGTATCATTTGTTTATGAGCCAACTCTTGCATCTGATTATTAACTTCGCCTCGGATAATATGAGGAGTATATTTCAGGGCTACTTCTACACTGTTGTCAGTAGAGGCATCATCGTAAATGACAATGTGATCACAGTATCGCCTCAGGTTATCTAGACATCTGTCAAGATTACCTTTCAAGACTTCATTATACATACAAACTTGAGCAATTAGAACTATTTCCATTACCACCACCTACCGATAATATAACCAATAAGTGCGGCTAAAAATAATTCCCAAGTCGATGATCTCATCCAAGTCTCTCTTTTAACTCAGATAAATCCTTAAAATTAGAAACTACCGTTGTGTGTGGTAGTCGTTTATTATAATCATACCGATACTTAAAAAGGGAGTATATTTCAGAATACTTGTAAGCGTAGTCGTTGCTTTCTTCCGAATCGTGGAGAACTATATAGTCGGAGTTATTGGCTAACCTCTGAATGTCGACAAGACGTTGAAGAATAGGCTCATGATCAACAAGTGCTATACCCCAATGTTGAGAGATATTTATCTTGTTCCAGTCCTTCACAAAATAAACTTCATGGAAGTCTCGAGCACAGCCACTCGCTAACTCAAAATACAAAAGGGAGGCGTCGTAAGACACCAGTTTTCGATTCTGCTGAAAACAAGCCCAATGCAAATAAGGGGTCGAGTAGAACCCTGTCCCTAACTCCAACACGGGACCTTCTGATATTTCCATAAGTTTTGTTAGAACTGGCAAGTGAGAGCCAGAATCTATATTAAAATTACTAACTCCGAAATCAGTCATAGGTCTCACCCAGTATCCGAAAAAACCTTTCTTCGTTGAGGGCAACCAAACTCGTGTCCAGTTATGATCAAAATCAGCTAAGGACCACAAACTACGATGTAAAACTGCCTGATTACCTTGATAAAATCCCCCTGCCGAACGATAAGGACGACGATTCTCGTCCCATGTAAGAGGAGTCAAAACAACAACCGCTCTTTTAGCCCTCTTCTTTGCTTGCTCTAAAATCTCACGACCGCGTTTATCAGTAAGATGTTCTAAAAGATCAATAAGAAAAATCACACTAAACATTTTATCTGGTAAATCTTTATCTTCGAGATCGAGAAGATAGTCTGGTTCAGCAGCCGGCCAAATATCCAAACTCTTAATATCAGAGGCCCCGATGTCCTGATAACGCCTATCTCCACTCCCCACATCCAAAACAGTATCAGAAGGCAAGGTAAAACATCTAAGCCATCCAAGAATATGAGGCTCAGGTTTATAGTAAGGAGTGACCATCAAATAAACTCCTTATGGCTCAGTGGCATGGTAAGCAAATCCAACGCCGAGTTATAGTCATCATAATAACACCTAGAACATATAGAGCCGTCAAAAGCTATCTGCTCTTTCCATATCCGATCAATGTCGTCTAGAGTGCCCATACGCATTGATTCTACCATATCTCGACCTGGAGGATCTTGCGCATACTGAACACCGCAGCATGGATAGATTCCTCCGTCAGCACCCACAACTGGCTTAAGCAAACTAATTCCACACTTCTTTCTCCCTTTAACAAATTCAGCCCTGTCTTGATAAATTACTTTACTGTCATCAACTCCTTGAACATAAAGATGACTTCTGGCTTGTTTGACTTGAGCCGATGCCAAGTCTATATCCAAAAGATCCGCCACGATACGTATATGAGTAAAATTATTCTTGTTGGCGAAAGAAACCAAACGACAAAGACGCGACCAATCAGGGGTACTTGTAAGAACATGAGAAAAAGCCCAATCGATGTTAGGACCCTTTCGAACTGCATCTTCAATTCCCTCCCAGACAGGCTCTCTATCATCACTTGAAGAAATACGACACCAAACAATGTCCTTATAGTTCACTAATTTATCAAACTGAGTTCCATTTGTAACTAACCCAGATTGAATTTGAAGATCTTTAAGCGTCTTAAGAAGAACATTGATATCAGGATAAAGAAGAGGCTCCCCTCCGCCAGTAATTGTGACTGCCTGACAACCAAGTTTTTTGAATTGAGCCATAACGAGAAGGAGTTTTTCCAAGTCAAACTCAGTTTTCTTATCCCTTTCAGAACAAGAACAAAAATCACACTTGAGATTACATCGGTTCGTAGGATTCAACTGAACATGCTGGGGTGGAATGTAGCCGGCACGGATACGATTTATCACAAAGGCATTCTGCAGCAACTTAACTGGTAAGGTACTCGCAGCCGTGTAGCTTCTCATACTCATAACAGTTCCTTAATCGACACTTTAGGAAATACCTCAATAGTGCTCATCGGACTCGTATTAAGAACCTCCACTCCAATCTTTTTAGCATCCTCTGCAATTGCTGGAAATCCCTTCAGATGTCGGGCAAAAGGAGGGGGCTTCTTGTTGCCGTGTGACCCGTGCCAATGGCTGCCTTTATCCCCTAAACACATATCAAAACCGAGTAAGATAATCCTCTTAACTCCAAAATGAACCGCCAGACTGATAGCTGCTGCTCCTGAGTTATGATTCCAACTCACCTTAGTTGGATTATCAGAGATTCCATATCTTTTACCATCTTTGGCAAGATACTTAATCCCTTCACAGCGCTGCTCTGGCTTATCTGCAAATCGAGGACAACAAGTCACTTTCAACCCAGCAAACTTAGCAAGATTAAGCCGATGAACAAGATACCAAGCGCAGTCACCAAAGAAAACGCTGTCTACCCAGTCTCCTAACATATAGACATTGTTAACTCCTATGATATGTTTATCATGAAGAACTTTCATATATGAAGAATAAAGATTGGCCTTGGTTTGATTCAATTTAACTTGATCAACAATTTCCTGTGGAATATTAAACTGACTCACAATTGATGGACCACCACCAATGATAAAACACTCACCTTCGTCCCACATTTTTGGCACTGTCCATTTCATAACTTTTGTCTCTGCCCCATCAAAAACTCAGTGACAACTTCCTGATCTCGAGGAAATTCTAAGCCTCGATCGAAAGTGTTTTTCTCATATCGGCCAATTCCGAACAGATCCACTGCATAGAAAATCGCCTCTTGGATATCAAACTCTTTACAAGAGAAAATATCGAGGCTCAGATAAGCTCGGTCAGGAAGAGTATGGATGCTGATGTGAGATTCAGCTATGAGGACAAACCCAGAAAGGCCCCAGTCGGACTCCACCTTGCCTTGATACTTAAAGACGTAAGGTGGCATGATCTTAGTCATCTGGATCAGATCTGGACAGGTATCTAAAAACCTGTAGATCAAATCCAAATTCATCAACGACTCTCTTAGACAATCATATCCGTCAAGAGTGAGGTGAAGGCCGAAGGCTTGCTGAGGCTGAGTCTGTCGCATTCATAAAATCTCCCATCGGTTAGGAAAGACTCTCTACTAATGCCTGAGCATCAGCCTGTTTTAATGGCTTTTCATTCTTGACCTTGCCATTGCCGTCGATGACATTATAGGTGCCTGGGCCACGTGATACGATTTGATACTGAGGTTGTGCTACATCAAGTGGACGTTCTTCGGGGAGTTGTTCCAACGGTTTGACTACGTCCCGAAATGTCATCGGAACATCTTCTGGGCAAGCCATAAAAGTCTCCCCGCTCTTAATGTCCCGGCCATCCTTAGTGCGAAGTGCGCCGCCCCGATTAATCCATTTGATTTCTTCAGACTTCTGACTCTGATTAGTCATGATATGGTATCCTTATAGGTACGGAATTCTTACAGGCTTTGTTTGAGCCTTTCTCTCTGCATGCCACCTCTTGATTGAGTCCGAGCGTTTTTGACGAGTTTCGCGAGATTGAACTTGCTTCCTTCCAGCGGCAGCTATTTTATCAAGTGCTTCAGGAGTATGATGTTTACCTTGAAACCCATTCGGTTTACCCTTACGGGAATCAGCCATCTTTTGTCTGGACTTAGGAGAGAAAACACGACCGGTGGAGGTAACGGATATCCTGGCAAGAGTATCTGCTGAGTAGACTCCCGTCTTGCCCTTGTTCCAGGGAATACAACCTTTCTTGGCATCAGAGATATTTTTCTTTGCTTGATCAGATGCTTTCCTGCCAAGATTTTTACCTTTCATACTGTCCGATCTTTTCTGTCGTGTTTTGAGAGATTGGGTCTTTCCAGTATTAGCCTTAGAAATAGCCAGGCTATGTTCCTTGGTACGAGGAGGCAAGATGATAGATTGACCAGTCCTGGTTATCGACATCTTCAGCCTTGATTCTTTAGAGAATCTGAATCCTAACTGACTGCCAGCAGTTGGAGCTAAGTTGTAAAGAGAGTCGTAGAAAGTGTCCAGTATTATCTGTTCGTAAAACAATAAATCCTTGACTGAACAAATGATTATTGGACCGATCTGAAATGACTCTTCTCCATACTTGTTCCAGGCGAACTGGAGGTGTCGGTTGGGATGCTTGTCTTTGCGAAGATCATTCAGATGAGCTCGGAAACGAGTATCAAAAGATATAGCACTACCAACGTATCGCTTACCATTGGTAGTATTTCTAATCTCATAGATGCCAGTATTCAGATGCGTCATCTGTCAAACCTCATATCATATTATAGCATGATTAGCTATATTATGAGTTAATCAGATCAGGTTCACGATGCATGAACGATGCCGCTATTGCCGTCCTGATCTGCACGTACCTGAGGTACGGAAATTGTAAGTACCTTATATTTCGTGATGAACTGGCCTTCGGTCTGCCATTCCACCGTCTGGATACCCATGCCCCGAACCAGGCGAACCACATCACTGGTCATCTGTACCAGAAGTACATTGGCGGCAGTGAGCGTATCAACGACCTTAACTCCTTTGATACCGGCAACTTCCAAGATACGAGACCGAACAGTCCGGCCGGTGCCTGCGACAGCGTCATAGTCCTTATCGAGCGCCGTCTCATAGGCTGTGGGGATATACAACATCCACGGGCCAAAGTGTTTGGCATCGATGGACTTCTGCTTCATGCCGATGACATCGGCCAGGATATTGGCGCCAGTGTCGGTAGCCCAGGAAGTGCCCAGGGTGTACAGATTCCGTTTCGGATGAGACAGATAGGAATAGATGCTGTTGTAACCATCGTCTCCCAGTTCGCCGAAGGCGTAGGAAGTGCTGGTGAACAACATCGATTCCAACTTCTCATTGATCCGTCGGGTGCCGCGTTCCACAGAGTCGACATCCAGAGGATTGCCGAGAGAACGACTGGCCGCCAGGGCGCGTGCGTTGATCTCGAAATCCGAATGGATAATCGGGATGGGCAGGTAGTGGGTGCTGTACACCGGGCGGTCACCCTTAGACCGAGTTACCCCGTCCATGCTGATAACCGCTTCCATCGCATTGCTGATGGAATGGTATTCCAGCACGGTCGTCCCCATGGCGTTGCCAAGGTTGTAGACCAGGTTGTAGTCGATCAGATCCTGGATGCCGCCAAGGCGGATCTCGGAGATTTTCAGAACCGCTTCGTCCAGCTGCTTCCATTCGTCCCGGCGCAGGGTGCCATACGTCTGGAGCTCGTTCCGATTGATCTGAATGTTCCGATAACTTTCCCGTTTCTTGGGATCTCCACCGGTGTGTACCGTCACATAGCAACGGCCATCGGGGCCGACCCAAGGCCGCATGCGAGACGGGTCAAACCGGCCGGCCTGCGCAATGGCGTTAGCCATCGGGCCCTGATTGCCATTTGGGGTCATTAAGTCGACATGTACCATATCTTTGTTCTCCTTTCTTTCTTGTTGTGGTTTAGACCACCATCACTTTGATTCGACCGCCTGCCACTTCATCGGTGCCGGCGCCTGAACTCGTGGAACGATCCATGTGCTCAAGAGCAATGGCGACAACTTCTTCCTCGTGGAGAGAGTCAGCATCATGCTTCTTCAGCCATCCGGTGCCTTTGGAGGCCAGACGATCGCCGATCTCGACATGCTCGCCGTCGACCAACAGAGCCAGCACTTCTTCCCCGCGCTGGGGAATCCAGCACTGGACACGGTCGCCGGTGGCGTAGGCCTGGTAGATCGTTTTTCCCTGAAGCTCATCTTCGAGGGCGAACATCGGGGGATGAACCGGGCCGCTGTCGTGGTTGTGTTTCGCCACCGTGTCAGCGGTGCCGGTCAGATAGATCAGCATCCCCGGAGTGATGGCCGCTGCCGCCTTCCGTTCGATGACGACATCCAGATACTTCTTGAGCTTAATCGTGTTTGGGGTGGACATATTCTTATTCTCCTTCTCCTTGATTCAGTTTAGGTTAGCCGTCCAGCACTACGCCGGCGGGCAGGAGGATCTCCTCGTTGTTGGTCAGAGTCTGCGAGCTCATCGGAGCGTAACTTGCCGGCGCCTTAATGGCCCGGGCCAGATCGTCCAGGTCCTGATCGGACATGGCAATCAAACGAGCCTGGCTGTACACATCGGCGTTGGTATTGGCCAAAATGTGACCAATCTTCTTTTCGCGCTCGGCCTTGTAGAGCCGCAGGCCGTGCTCCATGGTGGCGCGGGTTTCGGGAGGCAAGAGGCCCAGGAATTTGGTCTGGTCACCCAGCTCTTCTTTGAGCACCTGGATGGCCTGTTCCTTGGTGGTGGCTTGATTGCCCATAAGGGTGTTAGCCTCATCCATCATCTTCTGGGCGTCAAGCATCATCTGCTGGGCTTTGGCTTTGTCGGCCGGAGTCACATTCGTCTCCAACTTGGCAATCTGCCCTTCGTCCATACTCATCAGCCATTCCCGGTCGCCCTCGGTGAACTGCGTGTCTTCCGACTGAATCAGCAGCTCAACCTTCTCGGCACAACAGGGTTTCTTCTCATCCTTGTTCGCCATAATTGAGTCTCCTTGTTCTTCTTGGGTTATATATTCGACTTTCTTCACGACGGGTTGTGCCACGCCGGTGAATTCGATTGTTATTCCATCAGCAGCGACTTTGTAACCTTGTTTGAAAAGTTCTCCATCCATTTCGTCCACTCTCGGCCCAATACTAACCAGTCCATCTTGAGCAGATCGTAGACAATAGATGAAATAGTCAGGAAAAGCTTCCTTGAGATAGTAAATTTTGGTGGCAGTATTCATCTCATCAATCTTCGTTTGGATGCTCTCAGAGATGTCATCGAAACTCATTTGATTGACTGAGACATTAATCCCAAGAAGAGCCAACGCTTTCAACGTCTGCTCATTAAAAAGGTCGTAGGCCTCCATATTCGTCGGCACCGCAAGAGCAGCACCAAACTCATCGTTGAGTAATTGATAGGCCATCCGCTGGGCTGCCATCTTTTCCTTGGGATTGACTCCTGTAATGGCAGAACCTCGACCACTAATGACTGCCCGTAAGGCGAACTCATTCAACTTTCCTGTCTTCGGATTGACAACAGGCAGTTTCAAGTCTGAGAAAGAACCAGTCTGGGAAGTGCCGATAAGATAATGGGCAGCCACCTTGGCCCGATCGGAATCAGTCAAATCCTGCCAACGACCTTCCATACCAAAGTCAGTCAGGGTTGGCCCAGACCAGGCGGTGGATTCAGTACCATCATATTTCAAGCGACCTATGTTTGTCTGCATCTTATCTCCTTCCGAAGCATTGGCCCTTATCCCACAACCCGTGGCCCACGAGCATGCACCCGTTCCGCCAGGCAAGAGAGCCAGGTGGTCTGGTCGATGGTTCCTGGCAATCCCTTCGTAGTGTTTGCCATTGTAATCACCAGTGGAATATTCATCCTCGGTGAACACCCCAACAGATACATCAAGAGGCTTGCCCTCCTGGATGTATTTGAAGGCCTCTGGGGAGATACGCTGGATGGCGTCTTGGTCAATCCAGGCTTCTGCACGAAGCTTGCCTTCATCCATGCGAGTGTTAAAAACTTTGCCTACTACTTGATTGTCAATAATATGAGGTTGATTGGCAGAGACAATGTTGCCATTTTCTTGCGGGTGCTGAATCGAGATTGGAATGCCATCCCAGGAGGCGGGGAACTTGCCGAGATCCTCTGCCAGGTGAAGAAGAGGACCATGGCTACCCGAGTGGACGTCGCTGGTCATCATGACGACCGGAACCACCATATATTTCTTACCTTGATGGGTCTCTTCCCTAATCTCGTAGTTGTAAGCACCTACGGATTGATGTTTCATGTCTGAATGGGTGGCCACAACGCCATTGGCCTGCTGTATGGCCTTCGGGGCGCAGGCCTTATCATCACCGCCATCTTTGATGCACTTAGCGTAGACTGAATTGGCTACCTGCACCCACTGGGCTTTTTTCTTGTCATCCAGTCCTTTATTATGTTTCTCCACATCTTTCAGAGTAAAGGGCATCTTTATCTCTCCTCAAAAACCATATGACCGCTTGACCGATGCCGAAGCGTCTTTAAGCCAGGCTGGCATTCTACGATGTTTGGGTTTATCTTCTTGTACCACTTGCAAGGCCAACATTGGATCAAGAGGCTCACAAAAAGTCCGGCTCGGACACTCGGTACAAAGCATGTCATCAAACCTGCATGTTTCTGGGCTGACACTGATCACTTTATCTCCAAATAAAAAGGCCACCAACCCTGTTATGGGAAGATGGCCCGGTTGTTCCGATGCCAAAATTAATTATATATCATTTATTATAATGTATGGATTTGATAAATCAAAGAATAAAATTTATCCCTTTAACGATTTCGTGATTAAATATTAAAATCTGTATGAATTTCTCCAACCACATAATGGGTTCTGCCATCTCCCATACAAGTTGTATCGACCATATCCACCTTAATTGAACCAGGAGTATAACCAGTTTTGATCTCAAATTCAGAGACGACCCCTTGAATAACCAGGCCCAAGTTGACTTCCAATTCTTTCTTAGCGTCTATGAATTGCTGGATGGTGATTTCATTTTCCATTTCCATTCTCCTTAGGGGGCTTCAGAGTCTCTTCCTTCTTGACCACCACAGGCTTACCATTCTGATATACAATGATGAGCTGACCCCAGCGTTTGTTGTCCACCATGTCCTGGTGGTGTTCATCAATGAAAGTTTTAGTAGTCATCTCAGCGGCTGCTCTTTCTCGTACACAATGTCATTGCCCTGATCTGGCAAAGGTTTCAGATGCTGGTTTGTACCGTAAGCGATTTCCTGAGGGATGCCATCTGGGAACGCTTCGCAGTAATTGTTCTCAGATGATTCCTCATCGCCGTACCACTTGACACCCAGGAAATGTTTGCATTTTCTGGTATAGCATTTGGGTTCAGCTAGCATTGGTTAGTTCCTTTTTAGTCCAGACGAAATCTCCTACTTGACCTTCAACTACTTTGTCGTGCAGGAATTGGCCAGAGGTAAAGACAACTGGAATTCCGTTTGGGAAGGCTTGACATATTGGAAAAACTTCGTCCTTCCATTCAAAGTATTGACAAGTAAGGCAGCCTTTCATTTTATCACCACAACCTTTTTAGGATCAAAAGTAATAATTTGATTTCCACCTAGTATTTTAGTTGGCCCGCCTTTTTCTTCTATTATTATCGAATCATATCCGAAATCTTTAACTGCCATAGTAAATGCTTTTGAATCCAATTCGCTATATCCTACAAAACCATTCTCATTTAGCCATTGTCTTTTTCCACTTGGATTTCCAGGAAATTTTATATCTGCCTGGTTACTTAATTTAATATCATTCTTATTAATCTCTTTCATAAACTGATGTTTCTTATTTACTATGTCTTCATAAATATTAGTCTTATCTATTCCATACATCTTACTACCGCTTAAAAATAATGGATTATCTACTTTAACTTTTAGAGTTAAGCTCTCAGTTTTTAATCCTCCTGCCATTATTCTATAAATACTCTTTGTTTCTAAATCCATTCCAGCATAAACACCTTCACCAAAAACTCTTCCGAAACCTTTCTTTTCTAAATCAAAACCTTCATTCATAATTGCTTTCGCATTCTGCTCATAAGTCACATGATAAACGTCCTCTGTATACTTACTACCTTCAATAAACTTCTCTGCCTCTGCCTTGCTCATAACCGGCTTCCACTTCACCACACCAGCGGCTGGGGTTTCGGGGAGCAATCTAATAACTTTTCCTTCCCTAGAAAGAAGATCATTGCTGACCAATACCTTACTGCGATTCAATATAATCATCTGATCTGGGGCTTGGATAGCATCATAACCATTAACCACCGCCCATCTACCTACATCCTTCGTAACAGATTCAATGACCTTGCCTTTTTCTACCAGGAACTCACTGTTTTCTTTAAATCCTTGCATAAATACCTTACTGCCAGCCTTTTCAAAAGTTGTATCTTGCTTCATACTTGCAAGGACATCAGCATACTTACCAATCTTGACATCTGCTGGTAGGCCCATTCTCATTAATACTGCATTATCCCCGGCCATATACAACTTGGCCAAATCCTGCTCCATAGCAGCGTATGTACCGCTTCCAAAGGCTCCGGTTGCACCATAATAGTCACCGGTAGCAAACATATTAGCGATATTACTGTTCTGAACCCCGCGAAAAAGTTCCTTCATTCCTTGCTGCTGAACTATATCTTCAAATTCCTGTCCAGAGACTACTTTAGGAAGCTGAGTAAATCCTTGAGTTTCGGCCAGACCTTCGAGGGTTCTATCTCTGCCTTGTATAGATGATGGAGACTCGAGATAGTTGTTGGCAATGCTATCAAAAACTGAATCTTCTGGAGAAATGATACTGACTATATCTTCCGGCGCCACCTCAACTGGGGTCTTCTCCTTGCCATCTATTGGTTTTGCCAGCCAGGCACAGCGGCAATTGTGAACCACTAATCCCCTTGCTATATATGATTCATCTTCCTCAACAGCAAGATTATATAAAGTCAATGGCTTTGTAACTGTTCTTCTTTCAATTTTCTTGATAGGGTGACCAACAAATTCATAATCACCATTATGATTAGCTAAAACTCTCACAACTTCGTCTTCAATTTCATCAAAGCACTGATTAATCTTTGTTTCAGTATATCTTAATACAAACCAACCTTCTGCTTCAATCCTCTTTTGTCTGATCAAATCCTTCTGTTTATCTTGATGCCAGTATTCACCATCGCACTCGATTGCAATCTTCAGAGTTGGTATAGCAAAATCAACATCATATCTCAAAATTGGATATTGAAAAATATATTCGATTCCAAGACGATCAAGAAGCTGAGCCATTAGTTGTTCAATGCCTGTCATCTTATTGCTTTTGCGATGCTTGGCCATTCTTGCATTCAATCTTTTCTCTGGATGCAACTCAAGAGTTTTAATAAGAGAAGCTGTCGCTTTCGCAACAATAGCGGGGTCATGCATTGGATTTTTTTTCTTCATTCTCTCAGAGTTGACAGCTATTTGTTCTGGAGTATTGGTAACTTGGAAAACCTTCTTAAAGAAATCATCACACATCCAAGTTCCCCAAGTTCCATCTTTAATCATTTTCCGAATTTTTTCGTTGGCTTTCTTCGTGGCAAATCTGTCTCTCTCGCCAGAAGCATATTGTCTCAAATTAGCTTCTCTGTTCTTTTTACTAACATTTTCTCTATGAGCAGGATCAGCCCATTGCCTTTCTGCATTGTCAGAACTACAACAGCTCCCAGAACAATAAGTTCTAAACCAAGGGATTTTTTTATCGCATCTTTTACATCTACTCGCAAATAAAACTATCCTATCTTCAAGAGTACATTTTCCAGCTTCTTTCCAATGCGGAGGCAACAATTTATTCGAAACCAACACTGGATGGTTTGTTGTCATTGTCACACCATCGTTATCAAAACCTCGAAGACTAAAATGAACAACTTCTGGTGTTTGTTTCAAAGTCCTCGGCAGACCATATACTCTCTTGAATCTCCCTTTATGAGTAAGAACCATATCCCCAACTTGAACTGTACCAATTGGTCTCCAACCAGTTGATGTATAAATCGGAATCATAGGGCTAATAAAGCAATGGGGATGTGCTGGCAGCATATCCCACGCTTCTTCAATCTTGTATGGTCCTTTTTCAGCCAGTTCTTGACACTCGGGACATACATTGAAGCCAGCAGTTACCCACTCAGCCAATACATCAACTCCAGCAACACCCCAGTTCTTAAATTCCTGGAGTGTGCCTTGCGCATGGGCTCGTATGACCTCTGTCCTAGCCAGCATAGCGGCCCGACGCTCCGCCGGGATAAAGCGTCCAAGTGAATCCGTTATCCCCAACGTACCGGCGTTGTTTCCGTCGATGGTGGCGAGGAGTTTCTTGGCAATAGTAGCCTGGCCGTCTCCATCTGCCAAGCCCTTGGTGAGGACGTGACTGATTTGAGTATCCATCGCGCTCGTTATACCTTTGAGTCCATCGAAGGTGCGTGAAAATGCGACGCCGAGGCGATTTATATGCATGGGTTGCATCATGCTCGCGGATATCCCTCCAGTAACTTCCATAGATGGAACAGCATAACCTCCGCGGAGGAGTTCGTCTCTGGCTCGTTGGACACCGCGCTGGTAACTATCTTTTATGAAAACGTCGGTCCAGGCACTTTCTATACCAGTGCCTACCTGGGGGATTCTTACTGTTTCTAATATTCCAGCTTGTTCCTGGGTTCGGAGCCACTCCAGGAAGGCGGCTGATTTCTCTTGTGAGGTAGGAAAGTCGAATGATCTGCCACCCCGGGTGGTGAGATCAGCCTGCACCACAATCCTTCTTCCTTGTGATTCAGGCTTGGCGATACCAAAGCAATCGTCATCAACGACAGCTTTCTGTATAATGGCTTTGAGTTTTCTAAAACGGGCCGTCATCTGAGCAACGAAGTTATTACGGAGGACTAATGTGCGGGTGGGGTCCACACGGGCCAGTTTAGCATAGATATTGATAGATGGTACGAGTAGGAGAGTAGAGGTATCAGACTGGGTTAGGTTAGCTTGGGTAGGTCTACCGGCATGGCCAAAGTTGCCGGAGCCTTGGCCACCATAGATAACATAACCTGGTTTTCTAGATTTTTTAGCCGGCACTGACACCCTAAAACTACTCCTTTTTATCTTACCCCTTAAAAGAGGCCAAGCCTATAAGAAACTCGCAGTAACCAGCGTTACAATTGGTTGTAGACATAGTTTAATGAGGGGGCTATACCTCATTTATTTGCCCGCGGGTGGAATGGGAGGTTGATTCGCCGGCGGCACCACAGCAGGAACCGGGGGAGGCACAACCACTCCCCCCCCAGGCTGCATCTCAGGAGCGTTAACCTCAGATCCCAATGCCGCCTGGAGCTCTTCTTCGATCAAGCTGACCTCATCGTCATCCAGCCCGAGGCAGATTCGATAGAATGATTTCTTGGGCACTACCAATTCAGCAGCTGGAGTTGAGGCATAGTTTTTGATAGCAGTTGATCTGACAGACCCAATGTCGGCTTTGTCCTTATCACTGGGAGATCTTAAATCTGGCCATTGGATAGAATATTCTTTAACTGGGGGCGGCAGTATCTGGAGTTCAATGCAACGATCAATGAATGGTCTGATTATCATCGGCTCTGCAAACTCTCCTCTACGGCCGTCAATGAGATTGAACCATGACGATTGATCTTGCGTACTGGCAAGCTCCCCTCTCTCACTCCCAGTCAACACCCGCTTGGGAATACCTGTAACAGCACTGATCATCTGGATACAGACATCAACATGGGCAGTTGGATTTTCAACCTGAGATTGGAGGGACTTGATATCAACCCCCTGGGTGGTAAGGAAGCGTCGTAAGTTGTGTTCATATTCATCCAACTGAGCCTGCAAGTCCGCTTTGGCTTCTGGAGTGACTTGGAACTCTTTGTCAATGGCACCGGTATAGCCGGGACGAGCGCCACGCCAAAACATCTCAGCCGAACCGCCGACTATCTTTTCCAAATCCATCAGACGATTCCATACGCACATAAGGCGAGGTGTACCTTCAATCTCAGATTCCATTAGACCATCTGCCACATGAATGACTCTACTGTAATGAACCTGGAGGATTTCGCTGGAGCCGGTACTCAGATTGTTAATGGTAATGGAATAGATAAGAGGTTGGCCATAACGTGGATCAGAAGGGCCTGTTACGTAGGTTTGAATCCGGGCACTACCTTGAGTGGCCATGCCGCCAAAGGGTTTGACGTAGAGTAGATCGTGTTTGACTCCCTGTACTGGTTGGGCGAAGTCCTGAATGGTCTTGGCATCAGATAGACCAAGGAGTAGAACTCCGTAGGTACCAAGGCCAGTAAGACGGTCCAGTTGGGCCAATTTGGAACGGAGTTTTAGTTTATCATATAGGTCATACCAGGCATTTTCCAACTTAGTGTCTTTCTCGTCATTTGCTTCAATCAGTTCAAACCCGCCTTGCCAAGTGGCTGATACCGGTCGGTCGATGACAGCCCTGGCGATATCTTGGCGGCTATATTGGCTCACGTACTGGTTATATGTTATGTCCTTATCATAGCCAAGAGCTTGATAAAGATCGCGATTCGTCCCGTAACTCATTCCAAGTTGTGCCGAGAGCATTGCCCTGGAGAGCATGGTGCTCATAACCTGGATGGCGCTGAAATCAGCATTCGGTTTTATCGGGGTGACTTTTGATTTAGTCGTCATTGTTTTGTTCCTCATTGGAGGATTGTTGGGTGTGGAAATTAATCTCACCCACGCCGACAACTCTCCTTGTATTCCGCCCAGCATTCTGGTCGTTTACAGATAAGGCATATCATCTTAAATTCAATTATATAATAAAGGAAAGAAAAGACAAAGAATAAAAAATAAAACCCCAAAGCGACTTAATTCGCCTCAGGGTTTTACGCGCTCCCGCTTATCAAACATGATTTGTTTAAACTCTTTGACCCGCTTTGCCTAATTGGCGTTCTTTATCATTATGGCTCGCTGCCTTAATGTGGTTTCCTTGTAACGCACGACTCGCTTCATAACTCGGATTCCTTGGAGAACCTGGCCAACTTTTCCATGTTGGGTTTCTTTACGACCGTGGTCCGCTTATATGACATGGTTTTTCTTAAGGTATATGACTCACTTCCCTTTTATGGTTTTACTTTAAGGGTATGGTTCGTTTGCAATCCCTGGTTTACTTGAATTTGATGACTCGCTTTGCAACAGTGGTTTACTTACAGGTTCTGACTCGCTTCTCAGCATTGATTTACTTGAGTTTTTTGGCTCACTTACTTACTCAGAATGTACCTTACCCAGAAACTCTTCCGCATAAGGCGGCCTGACAACCAACCCTTCCATAGTACGCCATGCCACATACAGGTCTTTCAGAAACATCTTGATCATGTAGCGCTTGGCAGCATTGTCACGATGACCCTTACTGACATCCTTCCACGCTTTGCCTTCATCTTTGTTGCCGATGCTGGCCACGCCATTGAACTCCTGCTCCAGACGGGCTTTGTAAGGATAGTAGTAATCCATGGCGTAGGATGATTGACACTTGACAAATCCAGAGGCCAGGATACCTACCAAGGCAGTGCGTAAAGCCTTGTTATAAGGCAGAACATAGCCCGGTGTGGCCTTATCTCCCCTAACCAGATCATTGCTCTGATAGATGTAATCCTTGGGTTTGCCATCTTCATCAGATATGATAGAAGCTATCTGACCCATTTCAGGTTTGTATTTGGCAGCCTCGATCCGAACTTTGCCCCGAACCAAACCGGGGTTAAGACCAGAATATTGCCACATCTTGGAAACCGTGGTGGCAACGGTGATGTCGAAATCACCCAAGATGTGGCCGGCCATGACTTCGCCTACACCCTTGACATTCAACAGCCATTTGGTATAGATGGGGAAACGCTTCAGTACTTGCTTGAGCATCTTTTCCACAGATTTTTCGTTGCGGCGGGCCTCCATAGAAATGATGCCGAAATTGTTTGCGTCTTCCTGGCTGAATACCCGATCTTGCTTGAGGTTCTGCGCTTTGCCATCTGCCTTTTGGCCAAGACGGTTATCCATTCGTTTGCGCATGTCCTGAAAATCTTCCCTGGCTCTGACGTACATCCTTAATGCGATCTGATCTTGTGTTCTCATTACGGTTCTCCTTTTGATTAAAGGTTGGTTAAGTTGCACTTATCCTCTTCGGTTTTCTTATATGTATTGGCTCGCTTGCTTTTGTTGGTTTTCTTGGGTTTTTTGACCCGTTTGACTTCTTTGGTTTACTTGGAGAAGACGACCAAAATTCACTCACCCATCAATCACTTTGGGAACTCCATCCCCAATCTGAGCAACGCCTTCAGCAAAGAACCCATCCAGAGCTTGTTTCAAGTCAACCAAGGCGGCGAGATTCTGGGACGTCCGTTCAATCCAGCCATTCTTGACCCACCGCACAATCTGATAGGCAAGCTGCCCCAAAGGCAACCCTAAGTCTTTCTTCATGTGCTCATCATACTGAGGAGCAGTAACCGTTCTCCCCAAAGGAAAGTGACGTTTGACAGGCATTGCTACGGTGCCCGGAGGAGAAACATGAGCAGTAGCTCTCTCCACCAACGTCACCCGATGCACATCTTTTCCGATGGTGACGACATTCATAACATCTGCCGTCCCCTCAAACCAGGTTTCGATCTTGGTATAGGAGACCGAAAAGGCTGCCGACATTTCATCCGGGGAGGCACCATGATTACGCAGGGCACAAGCCAAACCCTTACGGGAGATGCCGTCCAGAGGATAGCCGTGCTCAGAGTTTTCTTTGACTGCATCCAGCAGCAGAGCTTTCTCACTGGCATATTCCTTGACGATAACGCCAATTTCATGGTCAGACTCATATTCCTTGAGCATAGCCTTGACCCGATGATTGCCACTGACGATCCGGTTAGTTTTCCTCTCGATGATGATCGGAGGCATTTTGGCACCAGCTCGATAAGCCTGACGATACTGGCCAACAATCTGGTCATTGATTTTCCGCAGGGAGATCAGGTTTTCATCGAATACCAAATCTTCCAATTTGATTTTGCTTGTTCTCATCTTTCAGGTTCTCCTTTTGATTAGGAATTACGCTTACGTTGTTTGGTCTTCTTGGTATTGATGGCCCGCTTATGATCTTTGGTTTTCTTAGCATACATGGCTCGCTTAACGTTTGTGGGTTTCTTGCTTTCAATGACTCGCTTCTTCGCTATGGTTTTCTTTCAGTCCATGGCTCGCTTTATTATGATGGTTTTCTTCAGCCCCCCTGGCTTCTACTTATATTATAGTAAAATTTCACAGATTCAATCTGGTTTTCATCAAAATATTTAGGCCCTCCCTAAAACTAACACCTGTTTCTTTTGAGCCAACTTAGTGAATCCCATCGAAGCAGAATCGACCTGGTCCATGAACTTACTGAAAGGAAAATATCGAAACTCCTCTATGAATTCATAATTCCAAGAACCCTTTAACAACATCACGTTCCCCATATTAACCTGCACACTCAAAGTATCGGCCCTGGCAATCTTGTTCCCAATAGGTCGTTCGGCCGTGACAGAATAGCCAGCCAGATTTCTGGTTGTAGCTTGAGCACTATCCTTACCACCTGATCCTGGTTCCTGTTCGTGAACTATCTCTACTCCAGGGCCATCTGCTTCGGCAGTTGATCTGATGATCTGCTCTCTGACCTCTGCTGACCATCGCCCTCTAACAACATCCGATATAAGATACTTACCACTGGCCAGTTTGTGAATCTTGGTACCGACAGTAAAGGCCCCTGTGCCGTCTTTCGTTCCCGCTTTATCCCAAGACCGAACTGTCTGAATTATGGTAGATGGAGACGGCATAGATTCAACCATCACAAAACGATCTACACGAAACATCCCACCAGCAGGAGGAGTGGGGGACTGACCGAACTGGGCAGCGTAACCATACTGCCCTAAACTCTCTTCCATTCCTATTAAAACAGACTGAGGAAGTCTAATAGGATCAAGGAGGCCGTTCACATATTTGCTAACCAACTCTATTGGTCTTACTTTGTCTGCATACTGAGAGGTATTGATCTCACCAGGCAGACAGATATGCTTGACTTTAGTTTTCTTCTTGGCTAACAGATGGCCAGATGGATCTCCTTCATGTAGCCTCTGCATAATTAGGATCGTAGGAGTAACTTCTTTATTTGTCTTACGCGTAGGGAGGGTTTGGTCGAGCCAGTCAATACTGTTTTTGAGCTCAACAGTCGATGCGGCCTGTTTTGGATTTAGTGGATCATCTATGATAATCAGATCGCCATGGAAACCGGTGCCAGTGCCAGAGATAGAGGAGCTAAACCTACCTCCTCCCAACCTAATAGTACCGTCATCCTCAATCTTAACTATTCTGAAATTGGTTACACCTTCTTTGCCTCGCTTCATTATCAGTTCGGGATAGACTTCCTGAAACATCTGTGAGACAAGCAGGTTTCTAGAATTATCTGCTGCTTCTAAGGAAAGCTCCTGGTTGTAACCAAATGTCAGGAATCGCATCCAGTACCATTTCGTCCAGCACCAGACCGGGAACATGACGTTACAGGTCATTGTTTTCGACGTCCCCGGAGGTACGTTGATAACCAAATCAAAATCATTAGGTAGGCGATTTGCTACTCGTTCGGCTTTCTTTTGAAGAGTACTACAGAGATACTCAATGTGCCAGTTGGAAAGAAATGTATCGTGACATATTGACTGCCAAAAGTACTTTAGGAAGAAATAAAAATCTCGATTGCACAGCTCACGAATTATGGAGGTAGGATATTGTACAGCCTCTACTGCACGAAGATGTTTATCTAGTTCAGACATTGTCTGATTCTTTCAATAATTTATCTACACTACTCTTAAAAATCCGAATACAACTGTTCCCTTCGCCGAGTTTAACTCCCCTTAATTTCCCTTCATTAAACCACCGAATTGCTGTTGTCTGATGAATAGAGAAGAGAATTGAGACTTCTTTGGTTTTCATCAGCCGATCGTTCGGATCCATTTCTCTCACTTCTTGTGGTACCCTAAAGTAAGTATTCCCTCTAACATCAACTCGCTCCATAGTCCGATATATTTGTCTTCGACTTCTCTGAATAATCTCACTAAGCTGATCTATACGAAGATGTTCTTTTCTATTCAACTCTATCACCTCAGCAAAGAATTCAACCCATACTCATTACAGACCCGAATGTATTCCCGTTCGTTGAACTGCGATTTCTGAACCTCTCCGGGATCACAGCCTTCCCAAGGTAACTTGACAAGGCGAGTGTTTCTAACGATGATTGCGCGGTGTTCTTCAATCCGACGCGACACTTTATCGGACACCGTCTTTCCTTTAGCGTCAGGCGGGCTCAGGTACTTGACAGCCGTCTTAGGTCCTACTCCAGGCACACCAATCACATTATCCCCTGCGTCACCTGCTATGGCCTTAACATCCGGCCATTGCCTGGGGGTAACCCCGTATTCTTCCTGGAAGTCTTTGTAGGTATACTTTTTCTTAGTGGAGACGTTATGCATGAAGACGGACGGGCCCAGGCATTGGAACAGGTCGTTATCAGAAGAGATGATTACTCGATAAGCGTCGATTGGTCTCTGACATAGGACCGCCACCAGATCATCGGCTTCGTAGCCGTCCTGAATATGCTGGTTTGGATAGCCTATTCTAGGAAGAATGTGATCTCGGAGATCTTCGATCTGAGTGAATACATCTTGGATCTGTTCAGGAACTTCTCCACCGTTCCTACGATTCGCCTTGTACTCTGAGTGAAACTCCCTACGAAGCGAACGTCTGGAATCCCAGCAAACGGCAACTTCGCCCGGATAAATCTCCAGTAGAGATCTGAGTTGTCTCAGAAATCCTAAAATAGCACCTGTTGGCTTGCCATTATAGGAGAGGCCTGCTTTAGAAATTCCTTCTCTATACGCACAATTGTTTCCATCAACTATCAGCACTTGGCTCTCCTTAAAGACCTTAGCCATCCGGTTCTGGCGTTCCAACTGCTTTATCCGCTTCCAGTATCCTTCGTTGAAGGAGGCGTTGTACTTCTTAAGGGATTTCTTTTGATCCTTATACCGAGCAAGTGCTCTAATTCCCACCTCCGTATTAACCATCGGATCATTAATTGCCCATTTGTTAAGGAAACATTTATGGATGCCGAATGGTCCGTAGTAAGTTCCTTTGCCCATTTTACCAAATCTGAATCGTACCTCCTTATTGGAAGATTCCGTCTCTGCCACCGCCAAGGCAAAGTTTGGGTCAATCCCATACTTGTCTGAGCAAGTTTTGACATAACGGAGCCAGGACTGCATAGTCACTTCCCTTACTGGGAGTGGGCTGGCGGCAGTCACTGGATAAGAGATTAACAGCAAGAGACATAAGATCGCCTTGATCACTCTGGCATTTTATGGGTGCCAGCCCTCTGTTGATTAAGGTTTAATATGATTTGGTCCTCCTCGTCCTCTCAGGGTGACGCCAAGACTTTTCAGTTTTCGACCGATAGTCTGGTAACTCACTCCAAGGATTTTGTCCATCTGTAGTAACGACTTAGTTTTGTACATCTCAACCAAATCTTCATCAGAGATGATTTCGAACCAGATGATGATTCCGCTATTCATGTTTTTAACCCTGCTTGTCTCTGAATTATCTGTCTTGTCCTGGGGTCATCCATAAGTGGCACCATTCCATAATAGTTCCACCAACCTGCAGTCTTAACCAATATGCCGACTTGAGTGCCCATGAAGAAGGCCTTGGCAATGATCTCTGGTTTGATGATTTCACTCAAGATTAACCTCTATAACTTTGAGCTCTACTATTTGCCTTTGAACCACAAGTTGAACAGATTGGATCCCAAAAATATCGATCAGGAAAATTGCGAGAAAGAAGGAGTTGCCAAAGATGACCACAACAACTCCATTCCCGACAAGTCCAGGTGAAACGGCCAGATGAGTGGCAAAATTCAGTGACGATCATCCTACCTTAGAGAGACTTGATATTCCTTCTTTGAAGCCGGCTTCAAATCCTTTTTTATCTATTAACGATTCTCGGTACTGCATAGCTTCTCGACAACTCCCACAAGATGCCGATGCCAACAAAGCTACGAGTAAAAACACAAAAATACTTATCCCTGGAACAATCAACAAAAGCCACCATGGATTCATTCCATTACTCCTTTCATTTAGGGAATCAAGTATATAATTCCCTTAAAAATTGGTGGAGGTGCCGGGAGTCGAACCCGGGTCCGGAGAACATTCTACCATAGCATCTACATTCATAATCTCAGACTCCGTCTCGCCCGGCAATATTGCTCTGAGATCAACTCCTGCCAGACCAGCTGCGCTAAACTTCGGATAATGACGATGCAGCAACATCATATCTCCTATCCAGATTAGGTTTGACGCCCGCATCTGACTATCTGAAATCATCAGTACGAACGGAAAGCGTGCCTTAAGCCGCTTTCAGTTGGTAGTAAGAGTCGGCAAGTGTGCCATGTCCAACATTAACGGAAGTTGGCCCCGGAACGCAACTATGATTTCCTGCCACCGTCGAAACCATTACACCCCCTGATTATAATTCAAATTCTGGTTTATCGACCAATGTTAAGGTAACTGTGGGAACAAAACTAAATTGTCCTACCCTCACAATTCTATACATTTTGTTTTCTATCCAAACCTCAATATCAACATCGCCGTTTTTACCAAGTACTTTGTTTGCTTTTTTAAAACACGAAAGCACTTCTTTAAAAGTCAGTGATTGAAGACAGGGGTCTGAAATCGAACTGGCTATCTGCTCTCGTGGAATCTTCACCGCCATATCTATGCCTACTTGCAAGCTAATTAAAAAATCAAGGCCGGGATTTCATTAGGCTCCCGGCGGGCCTTAGGAGGATTTCCCTTGCCAAAAGCTCACCAGTGTCTGGGCATCTGGGCCTTTGGCACTCCAGTGCCGCGGCGTTCCATTAGGGTTACTCAATCTAGTTCCTCCTTGAAGCAGATGCCACCGAAACATTGAGCCTTACTCTCTGTCTAACGACCTCGGTGGCCACAGCCGAGTCACCGCTGCACTCTTCCTCGCCAGCGGGAGCGAGAGGGGCTGCATACTGGCCGACGAAATCAATAGTAGTCGGCAATCTCAGCAGCCCTCCACCAGCCCGGGTGACAGAGAAGGCCCACTCTACACGGGTGTATCACCGGGGCGAAGTTAGCGAGTAATGCGTGATCTTGTACAACCGTCTTACTCACCCGCCTCCTCCATTCACTTATATTATAGTATGAATCAACTCAATCACATGAACTTTTTTCTGGTAAGAGCAGCATCTCTTCGCTCTGACTTTTCAATATTCCCAGCTTATACAAGGCTAAAAGCTCTTCCTTGGAGAAATCCTTAAGATTGACTTGGTTGACCTGGATATTCTGCTGTAGATTTATACTGGGCTTGGTCTGAGCATTGTCTTGTGAATATAGCCCGGCCCATTTCATAAGCTGGTCGTGGGCAGAAGATTTACTCCAGAGATTATATCTTACTTGACAAAGAACTTTTCCGTCTGGACCTAGAATCGGTTTTCCTTCATATACAAGAGGATTTAAAGCAATAGACGATATGGCCGCCGCTATATCATCCGGAATCCCCTTAGGGCAACCGGGGAGTAGCCTAATATCAGAGGTTGCTATCTTCATCACTTCTTTAATGATCTGCTCTGGGGTGATCAACTCCTCATTCAAACCAGACTGTATTACCGAACGGGCCACATTAGGAGGAATCGGATTCGTAGGCTTTGGTTTACCGTTTCCATTAGAAGGTAGAGTCAAGTCTAATACAGGAGGGTAATTGTGACCGTCAGTGCATTCTATATAAGGTAGCCTAACCGGCTTGGTATGACTCGTTGTATTCAAGTTTATAGTCTGGGGTGGCTCCTTTACCCTAATCGGAAGAGAACTCTTAGTAGCGGCTGTTACATTAGGTTCTACGATGGGTTTAATAGATAGGTTATGCTGTGATTTCCCATTGCTTGGCCTACCCGCCTTATGGCCAGGGCTATTCTTGCTCCCCTTAGGGCGTTCTCTGCCTCGCTTTATTAAATTATTATCTATATATGGAATGCGCTCAACCATAAAATTATTATAATGTAAGAATAAAATAATTCAAAGAATAAAAATTATACTATAGTGGTTTACTATGAAATAACCAATATAAAAATTATTTTTAGTATATAAATAATCCTTTATTTTAGGAGATTTTTACTATAATATAGATATATAGGAGGATAAATTTATGCCTAATCTTGCTAAAACCATCATCCATCCAGAACGCTTTCGTCAACCCACTTATTTGGAAAGGGTCAAAGATTATCGGTTCGATCCATTTATGTGCCATTCTGAAGGCATCCCATTTCCACCTGTGTTTCTACCTTGGTTATTTCCTACTACCCGGGTTTGGATCGCTGCTTTCTGGTATGCGCTATTCAACAAAGACTTGTATAAGGACTAATCAAATGCTAATCAAAATCGGTAACAACCACGAATTATCAAACTTTGGCCCATCGTCTGGCAGGACTGATTTTCAGACTGCCTATGTGGAAAAGATCGCTACTGATCCCAACACCGACTTTCTCTGTATGAATCCAATGTGTGATGAACCCGAGAGACGCAATCCTTACCGTGGACCATTTATGTTAATATTTTACACCGTCGATGGCAAAATCAACTTTCACTGGATTGGTCAGCGGCGGGTTTTGAGGGTAGAGAGCTTATAAATGAAAGAACTTCATAAGCGCCATCAGATTAAGTTGTACGGATGGTGTGTACTACTTGGTATATTTGTATTCATCAGTACAAAAGTCTTGGCTATGGCCCGCTAATAAGATATCGGGGTTTGTAACTTTTAAACTTTTTTAGTTTTTAACCAAAATGGAGAGTAAAATGACCAATCCAAAGATTTTGGAACTTAGGCACTGGAGTGCTGAAGATTTAATGGGGGGGTTCTTACAACATGGACAATGGTGGGTTGCCACTGAAAAAATTGGGCACTGCCAGTGTGTTATGTTTGAAGACCAGTGGCGACCTGATGATGAATCCACCGGCCAGATATGGATGGTCATCAGAAAGATGCGTGAGGCCTTACCAGATGGATCTGATGGGTTTAATCTCAATCTGAACTGGCAGGCCCATAAGGGTATAACTATATCCATTGCTCAGTTCCACAAAATCGATCCTTTCATCCACGGCCAAGGCGCAGATGATAATCCTTGCATTGCTATTCTGCTGGCGGCAAAGGAGGCATGGGCTCAATGGGCTACTGGCTCATATAGGAGGGGGCAATGAACACAGCAAAAATAATTCAATTTCCACTTCGTAAACAATCTATTCGCGACAAGGCTTATCTTTGCTTTTTAGAAAAAATGGAGAAGGTTGAATGGAGTTGTTCTTCACAAAAGTTAGAATTTCATCTTATTGCCAGTTTTATATACTCTTTTGAATATCTACCTACTATAGAAGAGTTAGAAGAAAAAATAGACCGCCTACCAAAGAAACAAGCAAAACCAATACCATTGCCATCAAGCTGTGGATCATGTCCTAATTTTATAGCAAACAAATCTCAGAAAAAATGGGGAAAAATGAAAATAGGTAGTTGTAACATAGGATATAAGCCAAAAGTCGGGCAGGGATTTACGAAATGTGTAAAATCAAACTTTCTTTGGGTTATGGATATCAAGGCAATAACAAAAGAAGAAGAGAGAAGAAAGAAAAGAGGCTGCAAATGAAACGACTCTGTGCCTGCGGCTGTGGAAGACAAGTCACTCCTGGATGCCTCTGGCGTCGAGGTCATTATCATACTGGCCGAGTTGGTGAGAACGCTCCTAACTGGAAAAAAGGAGCAGGGCAGATCAATTCCTATAAGACCATCTACGCCCCAGATAATCCCCGAGCACTAAGATCCAAAACCTCTCATGTCAGAGAAGATGTGTTGGTGGTCGAGGAAGCTGCAGGCATATATCTGCCATCCAAAGCCGAGATCTTCCACGTCAATGGCTGTAAATCTGATTCTGATAATTCCAACTTGGTGGTCTGTCAGGGGCGTGAATATCACTTTTTGCTCAAGAAGCGCCAGCGGGCTTGGCAGGCTACTGGCAGCGCTCATGCTCTGCAATGTAAGCGCTGTGGTCGATGGGGAGTAAAGGAGAATTTCAATAAGGACGAGGATGGACATAAGGGAAGTTGTAGGAGATATTTGGATGATTTGAGGCTGGAAAGTGAAAAAAAATAGGACCTAAACCAAAATTATTTTTGGGTGTTTTTATAACCTATTGTAATCATTGGATAGTTATAAAATAATAATTCCTATAAATTAATATTTCTTAATAAAAAAGCTTGTCTTCTTCACAGAACACTATATAATATAGGTAAATAAAGGTTAAGGAGGTACCAAAGTCAGACCAAATGAAAAGCCGGGCCGAACCTGGCGGGGTGGTTGGAGAGGCCGAAAGGCAAACCCACAGCACGGACCACCTCATGAACTCCTGAAATGGGAAGATAGGGTTCAGGCCACCTAAAGGCTTAAATTGACGCACTCGGAGGAACCCGGGGAGGTCACCCAAGGAACCGGTTCAAAACCGATAAGACTTGGTAGGAGAGAGACCGAAAACTAAGCTGATTAACAATTTAAAAGAGATGAGAATAAGTACCGGGGCCGGGTTTGGCCAGTAGTGAAAAAATTATTATCGAAAGATCGAAACCGGAGCAGATAATATAATTGTTCCGGTCCATTGGTGATGCCAATGCTGATGATGATCAACCAAATCCTAAGGAGGATAAAATAATGGATTGGAACAGATTAATTGCCGGGAGTCTTTATGAGGCTCCTTTAACCTTACAAACCGTTTCTGCAGTCTGCAACCAATTTTCTCCTAATTTATCAGTAACCATTGCCAAAGGGTTCGATCCTAAACTCAATGGCGAGGCTGGGCTAAACCAGTTTGGTCAGCCCAAAGTATTTATTTATTCTCCCACAGTCGGCACTTTCCTTCACGAAGTTGCCCATGTTATGAAAGGTGGGATGAACCACAGCAGGAAATGGAGAGATAATTTCCGGGCTTTGGTGGCTTGGTACAAAAATAATCTTTAAAGATCGAAACCTGCTTGGAGGAGCAGGTCCACCAGTCAATCTGGTGCTGATGAGATCAAAATAAAAAGTGGAGGGTAAGAAACATGAAAATCATAATTGAGGACGACAATGGCAAAAAAGGGGTAGCAAAATGAAAACCGACGGACTAACCGAGTTGGAAATCAAAGTTCTCCAGGCTGCCAGAAAGACAAACTTCGGCGACTGCCTGGAAGGTGGTCAGTGGTCTTTCGCAGTTTGCGATGCTGCCAAACTGGACGAAAAAATCTACCGAGGAGTAGTTGCTTCCCTGGTGAAAAAGGGGTTAGTCGTCATATCCGATGACGAGGGCAAGGGTAAGTTTTCCGATATGGTCTTCGATTACACCGATGCAGGAAAAGAACTTTTTAATTAATCTCAGGAGGGCAATAAAATGATGAGATCAGAGTTTGATGCCTTGACAGAAAGTGTCAAAGGAAAATGTACCGACGAGCAATGGATTGTCATTAACCGAGTGTACACCTTCCATCCCAGCATCAAAGACGTCGGCGGAAAAACCCAAGTGGCCATGCTGTTTTTAGAGCATGGCTTTGTGATCTTCCAAGACATGCTTCCCAGGGCAGAAAAGATGGCTGAACTGGATTGCATTAGGAGAAGCCATCTAATTGAACTTGAAACCATCGACCGCCAAATCCAAGAATTAACCAACCCCGCCTGATGATTGCCTGGCGAGCATGAAACCCCGGCTTAATGGTCGGGGTAGCAGGAGCCAAAATAAAATCTGAATGGAGGGTAAGGAGATGGCAACTTTTCATAAAACTTCTGGAAAACCAGAATATGAGATTCGTCAGAATGGTAAGATGATTGGTTGGTTCTTTCAATATTATGAAAAATCAACCGGCCATTGGGCAAGTCGTTACGTTGGACATTTTCCTGGCGGTTACTTTTGGGAGTTCATGCCAGAAGGAGATGAGCCAGGATTTTTCAATAATGAATCTTTCAAAAAGGGTAAAGCAAGAATCCTTTGTGAATATCCTGATGATAACTTATTTACCATCCAGAATCAATCCGACCAACTCATCAATAACCTGGACAAGGTTATCTACTAAAATGCGGTCAATCCCCTGCCGCCGTTCAGGGCAAAGCTAATAGCCGGTTTATCGGCTCAGGCACAACATAACGGTTTATCAATCCTTAACAAATAAATTAATGGGAGGGAAGGAAAATGGCATATATAGAAGTTCACAAATTAGACCACACAGCATGGTTAGTAAAATCCACTATGGGGCAAGAGCTTGGACATGTGAGGCATAAAAATTCTCAGGATAAATTCCATGCCTTCCCTTATAATGGCTCGTTACCAAAAACTTTTGATAATCCCACTGATGCCGAGAGATACATCAATCCTGATTATCTATAACCCCTACCTGATGAGAGCCGGATGGTAACCGGCCGGAACCGGGCTGCGACCCGGTGGTAGGAAACCAAATCTAATGAATTGGGAGGGTATGATGGAAGCCAAATGTGTCAACTGTAAAAAGGTTAAACCTGTTTTCAAACGATTCGAGGGTGAAACCAAGAGGCGCTGGTGCGCTGGCGGCCATTACACCACTAAGACGACCATCTGGTGTGAAGAATGTTGGACTGCCTGGGAGAAGAAATACCAAGAAGATATTGAAGCGGACAATCGCCGGAATCAGCAAATTCTGGCCGATTTTGAAGCTGGAAGATAACATGAATACCTACCAAACATTCCAAAGCGGCCCCAGGAAAGGCCAACCCAAGACCTTGACCGACCGGGTCGTAAGGTTCCTGGTGGAGGGCCTGGCGATGCAGGAAGTTTCTTCCCGGTCAAAATATCGCCAGTTCGTCAAAGACGGTAGGTTGTATTTCGTCGGCAAGAACGGCGCCGTCCGGGCTGGCAAGTCTGCTTCAGATTCCGTCAGCCTGACCGACCAAGTCCACGCCAATATGAAAATGTGGGAGGATAAGAGATGACAAAATCTGAACAAGTAGCACTTATCCTCGAAAACCAGAGGCGATTTTACTCCTGGGAGCCACCTGAGATTTTCAATCCATTCCAGATATTCAAATGCTGGCACATCGAACCCTATCCACAAATGTCTGATGAAAAGTGCAGGGCAAGGGGGTTCAAGCCGGAGTTGTACATGAATGCTGGATGTGGCAATAGGTGTCCCCGGTGGCGGTATTATCGTAAGTTGGCCAAGAAGGCTTTGGAGCCCAAACCGATACGGATTCCGTATTTATAGGAGGACAATTATGGCTACAAATCGAGATTGCCTATGGTTCAAACCATATGGCGGAGATCATGGTGCCATGAGAAGGAGTCGTGGTCGTCGTTGGGTGTGGTATGATTGCCTCCATTGTGCCAGATTTGACAATCCTGAGGTTTTCTCCACTCCTAGATGGCAGGGGCCTCCGAGTGAGGCAATTGTCAAGGCTATGAAACGTGCCTATAATGGCGAGGCAATCCGCTGCAAGGGAGCCGACTACCACAAGAAGATTCGGGAGGCCAAGATATGACAATCAAATCTATTGATGCTCTTCCCAAGGGCAAAAGAAAGATTGATCTGACTGGCCCAGAGGGAAATGTTTTCTTCTTGATCGGTACAGCCAAAACCCTTGCCAAACAGCTGGGACTTGACTTCGACCAGATTCAGAAGGAAATGATGTCGAGCGACTACGAAAACGCGGTGCAGACCTTCGATAAGTATTTCGGAGAATTTGTTGATCTTTATCGGTAATCAATCCGAATCCCCGGCCCGGAGGTGCACGGGGAAACCTGGTGAATTCCAGGTCTGATGATGGATATCAGAAATTAAATTTTGGAGGGTACACAAATGAGTAACAATGCGAAGAGGTACAGCAAGAGGCAAGTCAGAAAGAACTTTGCCGACCTGGTCAGAGACCTGAACGCCAAGGTCTACAAGGTGAAAGGGCAGTTTATCATTACCCCCAAAGCCTTGCTCAAGGGCTACACCAAGTGGAACGCCGCGGTGTTGAGGGCGATCCGTCCGTTGGCTTACGAGTGGGGGATTAGCATCCGGTCCGAAGAGCCGGGGCGGCTGGTCTACAGTTAAGGAAAAGTTATGTCAGAACCTCAATACTCCGACTACGTCAATATGATCAGGAAGGTAGCCTGGAAAAAGATCAAAACAAATCCTTCCTTGGATTTCGACGAACTGGTCAGCCTCGGCTCTCTCGGGTTCATGCAAGCGATCAAAACCTGGGATCCAAACAAAGGCATGTTTTCAACCCACCTTTGGTATCAACTCCAGGATCAAATGGGAAGAATCAAAGGCTGTATCAATTGTCCAACAGAGGAGAAAAACACAATTCTTCTCGAAGATGGTTATGGAAGAGTTGGACATACATATCAAAACAATATGTTCAGCCCGTCGGAAGAACACCGCTCAAGTGTCTTATCATCATTAGATGATTTGGACCTTGGTATCCAGATAGCCGACGAACGACCCAGCCCCTTCGAGGAAACCAAATTCCGGGCTGGGTTGGCCAGCCTCAGTAAAGAGGCTTTGGAAGTTGTTTATCTGGTTCTGGGCAGTCCTCAGGAATTGGTTGACTGGACCATCCGCTGGATCCGGCCAAGCCAGAGTTCCATTCGGACCTTCCTCCATAGCCTGGGTTGGAAACCAAAGAAGATCGACCAGGTTTTTGGTGAGATTAAAATGATGTTGAAGGAGTTATAAAACAAATCTAATCAAGGAGAAAGAAAATGCCTAAAGTTTTTAAAGTGAAAGGTCGGAAAGATTATCCCGAGTTTGGTATTAAGAAGGGAGACGAACATTACACCTGGTCCGTCATGACCGGGCCGAGAAGTAGCCGGACCTACCGGTCGTTGACTCCGCCCAAGCCCAGCCAGCTCACCGGCAGCCCTTTCCTGCAGGAGTATTACTCCATCCAGGAGCAGATCGAGAATCTGACCGCCGAGTCCGCCGAGGATCTGAAATCTCAGATCGAAGAGATCATTGGCAACATCGAAAATCTCCGGGACGAAACCCAAGGCAATCTTGATAATATGCCCGAAGGTTTGCAGCAGGGAGACACCGGCCAGCTCCTCCAGGAACGGGTGGATGGGTTGGATGGCTGGATTTCTGACCTGGAGGGAGTTGACCTGGACTTCGAGTTCGACGAGGAAGAGCCCGAAGAGCCCGAAAAAGAAAAGGAGGAGACCGACGAGGAGTTCGAAGAGCGTCAGACTGAATACGAAACCGAGAAAGAAGAATGGGAAACTCGGGGAGAAGAGGCCAAAGTAGAGCTCGTACAGGCGCAGATCGAAGAAGTCCAAGGTTTCGACGCGGGATTATAACCAACACCTCGAATTCCCCGGTTGAGGGTCGGGGAACGCCAGATGAATTTCTGGCCTGATGATGAGGAAGAAATCCTATAATAAGTAAAGGAGTTAAATTATGAACCCCGATAAAGCCGTCATAGAAACGCTTGACAGGCGACCGGACGTTTTCTGCAGGCGGTGCGGCAGAGAACTTACCCATCCAGACAGTTACGCTGCAGGCATTGGGCCTGAATGCTCCAACCATTGGGGTATCTGCCAGCAAGAATTGGCTCGCCTCAATATGGAGATGGACCCGAACCTCATTGCTGCGGCCATGAATGACGGCCCCAGCATCGTTTCCCTAAACGCCAAAGGCGACCGTTTCGTCGTCCGTTTCAAGTTCGATGAGGACGGTTCGATCAGAAAAGAAATCAAGGCTATCCAAGGTTGGAACTTTGACTTCACCGGGTCCCGCCTTTGGTCCGTCCCGGCCAGTAAAGAAATCCTGAATCGGGTGATGTCTATCCTCCCCCAAGCCAGGGTCTATATTAAGGACCTCGAACGGATTAAAAACCTCGGCGCTCAAGCGCCTGAGCCCATGGCTGCGCCAGCATTACGGCCCAGGACGGCATGGCTCGAGGACGAAAAAATTCGGCTGTTTTGGGACCGTAAAGACAGAGATTTTGAAACCATCAAAGAGGAAGTCAAAGATTGCCCAAGCCGACATTGGAACCCTGACAAGTTCTTCTGGGAAGTGCCCGCCAGCATCCAGCTCATGGAACTCCTGGAGAAGTGGCAGTTCACTCAGGACGACAACCTGAAAAACTACCTGGAAGGGCACAAACCTGGAGAGATAAATAATATTCTTTATTTTTCCCTATGCCCATTATATAATGAAATTAAAAACCATGGGGGTAGGAAAAATGCCGAAGGGAGTTTACGTCAGAAAGCCGAGCAAAGTGAGAGACGAATCGAACAAAAAGAACCTCGAAAAGGGGAGAACCCCAGATGTCAGGGCCAAAGTCCGAGAGAAGTTAATAGAGAATGCCCAAGACGAAGCCTGGAGAGAGAAGGTGTCCAAAGCCACCAAAGAAGCAATGCATCGTCCAGAAGTCAGGGGCAAACATCTCAAGGGATTGGAGATGGCCAGAAAGAAACACGGAGTGAATTTCCGGGGAGGCAACGGACAGGAAATGACAGACATTATCGGTTATCTGGACAGTCTTCTGAGGGAGCAGGGGTTCATCCGAGAATATCCGGTGAAAACCAAATCAGTGATTGCTTCCTTCCCGAGTGCCGCGACTGTCTACAAAGTCGACTTCGCAGATCCGATCGCGATGGTGGCAATAGAAGTGGACAGTGGGCTCCACAACAGCAAGGAGAGCAAAATCACAGACGCCAAGAAAACCAAAGTATTGGAAGCCCTTGGCTGGACTGTTCTACGCTTAAAGCACTAAGCCAAAATCCACCAGGCTTTGAAAAACTATTCTCCTTTCAAAAAGAAAGCGTTGACTTCCTTGAAAGTCGACAAGGGAGAGCGTTAGTTGCACATGAAATGGGCTTGGGTAAAACTATTATCACCCTGGCATGGCTGAGAATCCATCCCGAAGCCAGACCCGCAGTTATCGTAGTCCCCGCCAGCTTGAAACTGAATTGGCGGCGGGAGGCTTACAAGTGGATGGATCGTTCACAAGAAACCGTTATGATCCTGTCTGGCAGCCCAAATGGCAATGGCCAAGAGTTGGCTTTGCCAGCCGTCTCCGTGATCATCATCAATTACGACATCTTGAAAAAGTGGAATCCGATCCTCAAGAAACTCAACCCTAAGGCGGTGGTCATTGATGAGAGCCACTATGTCAAAAACAATAAGGCTCAACGGACGCTCGCCGTTCGCGATCTGGCCAAAGGCGTACCGCATGTGATCGCTATGTCCGGTACTCCTATTGTCAATAGACCCATCGAATTCTACAATGCGATCAGCATAGTGAATCCGACGGTGTTTCCGTCTTGGTTCAAGTTTGCCAACAAGTTCTGCGCTCCGAAGTTTAATGGATTTGCCATGGATTACTCTGGTGCCAGCAACACTGAGGAACTCCACCAGATCCTCACCAAGACCTTAATGATCCGCCGCCTCAAGAAGGACGTTCTCAAGGACCTCCCGGCTAAAATCAGATCGGTAGTTCCTCTTGAGTTGGAAAACCGCAGTGAGTATAATGAAGCGGTCCGTGACTTCCTGGGTTGGTTAGAGCGTACCGAAGGTGTAGAAGCGGCGGAGAGAGCGTCTGCGGCAGAGGCTTTAGTGGCCATTGGCAAACTCAAGCAGCTGGCGGCCCGTGGCAAGCTCCAATCCGCTCTCTCCTGGATCAGAGACGTTGTAGACCAGGATGAAAAGATCATCGTGTTTGCCGTACATCATTGGATGGTGGATGCTTTGATGGCCGAGTTTGGTAAGCAGGCGGTTCGCCTCACTGGTAAGGAAAATCAGGAGCAACGTCAAAAGGCTGTTGACGATTTCCAAACCGACCCCGATATTAAGGTCTTTGTTGGCAACACGAAAGCTGCCGGCGTAGGTATCACGTTGACCGCTGCTACCCACGTAGCGTTCGTAGAAATGGGATGGACGCCCGGCGAGCACCAGCAGGCAGAGGACCGCGCCCATCGTATCGGCCAGGAAGAAACCGTTAACGTCTATTATCTGGTAGCCGAGGACACCATTGAGGAAGACATCGCCGTTATGCTCGATGAAAAGGCTGAGGTGTTAAGCCAGGTCCTCGACGGCAAGGAAGTTGAGAAACATTCCATCCTGGGCGAACTGCTCAAGAAAATGAAAAAGGAGAGGAAATGAAATCTCGACTTAACCAAATTGCTGAGAAGTGGACTGGATTTCCTAGTGTTTTCAGTCCAGATGAACTTGAGATACATCTTCGCTCTCAATTACAAATCCGTCGGGAATCAAACCGGGAGAAGAGAAAGATGGCGCGCTGGTTAAGAAAGGCGTTTCTTGATAATGTGAAAGAAGCCTCGGAGAATATGTTTGATGGAGATCTCTGTCTACCCCAAGAATTCTTCCAAATTATGCTTAAATATTAAAAAAAGGAGAATTATCATGACCAACAACTGGAAAGAAATCAGGAAATCCAGACTCAGCCCAGAAGCCAAGCAAGCCAACCGCAAGGTCTGGATAATCTGGGGAATTGAAGTAACTTTCTGTCTGGCCATCGGAGCATTGTTTGGCTGGATGTTTGGGAGGACATGGTGATGACAAGAAAAATATCACAAGAATTACAGGAAGAGGTTTACACCGCTTTAAACCTAGTTCTCATGCAACATCCAGAAGGCGCTGGACCGACTGATATCTGGGAAGCTCTATTCGAGGATAGAATGGATATTTCTTCCGTATCGAGAGCAATCTCCGAACTGGTGAAGGAAGGGTACGTCAAATTTGTCGGATTCATAGACAAGAGAAAGAAATTTATCTCAACCGACAAAGAATTTCTCCCTGTTCGTTTTCCTTGTCCAGCAGTAGAAGCAAATGCCAAAGCTGGAGAAAAAGCTATAAAGAAATTGAAAAATGATTTTGGCCTTACATCGAGTAATTCTCCAGCAGAGCCTGGCTACTGGCTGGACCATCTCAATAAGGTCGTCGACTCCCTATGTAAACTCCAGGATGCTATTCCTGGCCTCAAAGTAGGACTCCTGGACCTAACTAAAAACTTGGACAGATTGTCAAAGGTCAAAGATATTCTTGGTGATATGGCCAAAACAGCGAGGAGAAATGTATGATTAAAATCGAAACCCAGATTGAGGGCAAACGAGGCTGCGGATATCGCAAGCCGGGTGGCTTATATCTAATTGGGCCACCAACTGGACAAAACTGTTGTAAACTTCCATTTGCCCTCACGGTATGTCCGTGCTGTGGTGCCGGTATTCGACCCGCCAGAGCTTGGACGTGGGTAGATGCTGATAGATTGTTCTTTCCCAATGGTCCAGGGCTCCACTCAGATGCCCCTCAATGTAAATGCCCATTGAATGACTTTGGACAAATTGGTAAGGCCGGGCTTATCTGGATCGGTGAGAAATTCTATCCGACTCCAGAAATTTTTCTCCAAGAGGCCAGAGAGATGGGTATCAGTCGGCGCATCGGGGCAGTCCCCAAAGATTTCAAACTAGGTGAGACTTGGGTGTTATTGGCTCATAGGAAGGTGCTCACTGAAATTGTTACCATAAGCCATCCTGATATCCGCGAACCAATCGAGGGAAAGAAAGATATTTCTGCCATCTTCTCAATCTTCCGCCCGACCGCAGTTGAATATGTGGTCAAAGGTGATGAAACCGGGGAAGATCTGGAGCGAATCGTCAAGAGAGGACTCACGCCGGTCACTATCAAAAATCGGGTGCCCTATGAGTAAAGAGCAAGTCAGAGAAGCCTTAAATTTGTTTGAGCAAGGGCTGGCAGTACCAGATAAAGCAGTATTGACTGCTATTCGAGAATGCTGCGATCTTTGCCCAAATCCCATCTCCTTAGTGGACGGTAAAACCATAACTGGTATCTGGGCCAATATGTGTACTATTTGTTTTTCCAAGTATGGAATCGGCATTGGCCTCGGCAAAGGTCAGGTATTAATCTGGAAAGGAGGGATATAATGAACGAACTAAAAAGAGGAGACACCGCAAGGACTAATTCCAATATCTTTGGAACTGGATATTGGAAAATGGTTAAAATCCGCCGTCATATCATTTATGGACCATTACCTACTCCTTGCTCAGTGTTTGGTTGTAATAATCTCATCCACCATGGAGATCTCCATGGCTCTCAAGGAACCAAAACCTTTCATGTTTGTTTAAGTCACTGCGAAAAAGCAAACTGATATGTTTGATTCTGTAATTTTATTCTTGGTATAACTATTATATCCATATATAATAGTTAATATGAGGACTAAAAATGTTAACCACACGGCAAGCGGCGGAGAAACTGAGCCTAACTCCAGGCAGGATTCATCAATTGATCCAATCTGGCAAGATCCAGGCCAAGAAATACGGCCCAATATGGTTGATAAAACAGGAGGACTTAACCAAAGCGGTTTGGAATCGGATTCCAGGAAAGAAAACTTGACGAGATTTTATATTTACTACCTGCGCAGGCCAGATAAGGAAGACCCAGAAGATTCAAATCTGGCCTGCCCATTCTATGTAGGTAAGGGGCAAAATCATAGATATGAATGTCATCGAAAAGAAGCTCAGCAGCTATTGCATAAATCAGGAAGAAAAATATATAAAATAGCTATCATTCACGCTCTTTGGAAGTCGGGTTTGGATTTCACTGAAGAGATATTTCTTGACAATCTTTCAGAACAAGACGCTTTTGATATCGAAAGGGCTGCTATAGAGTTGTATGGACGTCACGATAATGGAACAGGTATTCTTGCCAATATGACGAATGGAGGAGAAGGATCCGGCGGTCATATATGTTCTGATGAGTTCAAACAAAAACTAAGACAACTTTACAAAAATAGGATTTTTTCAGAAGATCATCGAAAAAATTTAAGTAAAGCAAGGAAAGGAAGAATTTCTTGGAATAAAGGGGTAAAACATACTCCAAAAACTATTGAAAAGATTAGGCAAGGTAAATTAGGAAATAAGAATCCTAACTATAATAAGGCTCCTTCAGAAGAAGCTCGAAGGAAGAACAGTGAGGCTCATAAAGGAGAGAAAAACCATTTCTATGGCAAACAACATACTGAAGAAGCCAAAAAGAAGATAAAAGAATCTTGGGTTAGAAGAAAACTAAAAAACAAACCAGTAAGAGTCCCCTACAAAGATTGAAGGAAAAAATCATATGACCTTCGATACCATATCTTATCTCCGTGACAGAAATATTTCTTTTATTACCAGCGGAAAAAATGTTAGCGATGGTTGGATCAATATCAAATGTCCTTTTTGTAACGACCCTTCATTTCACGGAGGTTTTTCTCCAGAAGATTACTACTCCTGCTGGCGCTGCCGGAACCATTCGATAGAAAATATCATCATGGCTCTGGAACGAGTACCCTACCATGTCGCTTGTCAAAGGAGAATACAATATGAAATAAATTTCCGGCCAATTATTCCAATACTGAAAACCAGGAAATCTACTGGTCAATTAAAACTGCCAATGGGCACCAAAAAGATGGAAATGAGACACAAAGAATATCTACGCAGACGGCACTTTGATCCAGAGATTTTGGAAACTAAATATAATCTCTTAGGCACTGGACCCGCTGGTCATCTACCTCACAGGATTGTCATTCCTATCTTCTACCAAGGCCGGATGGTAAGCTGGCAAGCCAGGGACATAACCGGCAAGGCAGAGCTAAAATATAAATCTGCCAGCCCAGATGTCGAGGAAGTTAGCCACAAGAAGATCCTGTACAATCTTGATAATTGCCGAGGTCAATCTATTCTCGTGGTAGAGGGGGTGACAGACGTATGGAGGTTCGGAGACGACACTGCCGGGACATTCGGAGTTAAGTTTACCCAATCCCAGCTTCTGATTCTATCCAAGTATGAACAGGTATTCTTTGTTTACGACGGAGAGCCAGAAGCCCAAGCCCAGGCAGAAAAGGCTTGCAAGACCTTGTCTGGAGTTGGAGTGATAGCAGAGAATGTGATTCTTGATAAAGGCGATCCTGGAAGCATGGACCAGAGTGAGGCAGATGCTCTCAAAAATGAACTTCTAAAGGAGAATTAAGATGAAAACTATCATGATTATCGCAGCAATGTTGTTTTGTTTTGGATGCGCAACCACACCCATGAACGTCATTATGACCAACCCTGAAACCGGCAAGTGTGTCTATGTTTCTCACAGTTCATGGGGATGGGGCATGGCAGGAGTCATGGCCGCAATCAATGCTGAGCAGCAGCAGAAAAAGGCCATCGAGGCCGCCAAGATGATGGGTTACACCGACATGAAGGAGGTCAAGTGAACAAATCATGAAACAAATCTCAAAAAAATTCAAGAAAGCGTTACGAGAAGCTCCTACTATTCTCACTTTACTCACCATTGATCATCCGGATTTGTCAACTCCAATACGGGTGGTTGATTGGCATGAGCCTGTTGAGAGTCGAGGAGAGAAGTTTCTGCCGTTTGCCTTTACAGTAGAGATTTTACAGGAAGTTTTGGGAGGAGAGATTACAATTTCTTGGGATGAACTCCCCATAACCATAAAATACAACACCCTCATTAAGGTTATGGCTAAGGCTATAATACTTGGAGACTTGGATGAAGCTGTCTTAATCTTTCAACAGTTGGAGATGTTGGTTCAAGGAAATAAAGCAAGAGGAAATCTTCCTCTACCACTACCACCATTTCCAGAGAAGTAAGGAGAGGTAATGAAATCAATCGGAACCTGTTTGTTTGTTTTACTTCTTTTTGGCTGCGCCTCCACTGGCACTGGCAATCAGAAGATTATGAGTGCCTCTTTCCAAGATAACATCGAGATAGGTGTAACAACCAGTGTGCAAATCCTGTACCTGCTAGGTGAACCAGAAAACCTTTATGTCAATCCCTGGCGATATATTGGGAATGATCGGATCATTCCTGCCTTGTGTTACTTACCTTTGCTGGATCTCACCCAGAAGCAGACTATCCGTAATCGAATAGTGGATATCTATTTCGATGTTAATAGGATTGTCTCTAATATCAAAGTCGAAAACTCAGAAGAAAAGCGAATGTATGCGGTCGGGACGGTCGCTCTGATTACTGCCGGAGTGGGTGCCGTGTGTGCTGCTGGGGCCACCCCATACCCATCCTATACTGCGGGTGGGCACTTTTACCCGGGGAGGGCAGTGATTAATACTGTTCCCACTACTGGTGGTGGTTCTATGAGTACGATCAAGTGGTATCCATAATGACAGAAAAACCAATTCTCGATGATGACGAACTCCCAATCCCAATGATTGATCTTGACCTAAAACTACGAGAGGCGTGCCAGTGTTCGGACGCCACTTTACTGAACTGGTTTAGGAGGTATGAGGTTGATGGATTATCATTAGGGGTTAAGATAGGCGGTGAGTGGAGGGTGTATCCCACTCGCCTGGTGAGATTCCTACGAGGCGAAGGCCTACCTATAATGAGGTGAGTATGGAATGTCGAGATTAAAAGAAAAACCCAAAAGGATGGGGAAGTGTCATGGAAATAAAACCAGGAAGCACGAGAGAAGGAATTGCACCCACTATGATAATTGCTTGGATCTAACTGCGAAAGCTAATTGGTCAGCGGTACCATGCTATGAATGTAGCGGATTTAACCCTAAGTTGCCTAAATCAAAGGAGAAAGGAGGGCTAAATTTTATTCTTTGAAGTTTAAGTGTTTCATAATATAATAAAAATACCTCAAATGGAAACAGGGCATCAAATTTTTCCTCAATTGCTTGGAGTAGCTCTGCAGGCTACTCCAAGCACCCTTCATATCTTCCATTTAAGGCAATAAGGTAGGGGTTATGAAAGTTATTAATTTTCCATTTGAGAGGATTGTTAAATGCCAATCTCCCCCACAGACTGTGTTCAAAACTCAAGTGATCCAACTCCACAATTCCGAAAGGCACCCTGGTTCATCCTCAGAGATAGCAGCATTAAGAGCAATGGGGATGCCCTTATTCTCTCCGTTATCTGGGCTGCCATACAGGGTAGCGGGGATGATAAAACTACCTGCAAAATCACGAATGAAGAAATAGCTAAACGATCTGGTATTCGTGGTGGTGGTCAAGCTGCCTTAAAACACCTTCAGAAGCTCGAAAAACTCGGCTTTATTAAGCGTCATGGAAGCCATTGCAATCGAATGATAGAATTACTCCTGCAACCACCACCAGACGACAATCTTCTTGGTTTGACCATCGACGAAGATATACTCATTTCAAATTTATCTCCCACTAAAAAACTTCTCGCTTCCATAATCAGGCACTTCACTTATGCCAAAAAACACTGGATTTGTGAGCAACTCGGGATCAAAGAAATGCAGTATTTTCAAAACATCAAAGAAGTCGAACCCTATAAGAAAACTAAGTGCAACCCTATAAGAAAACTAAGTGAACCCTATAAGAAAACTAATCTATTAAGTATAGATAGTATAGATATTGGTATAGGAGTATTATCTAAAGATAATACTAAAGAACCTTCGGTTCTGTTTGTTAAGGAAGTTCCTTCAAAAGAAAACCCCCCTATAGAACAAATAAACCTCCCTACAAAAAAGGAATATAATATGCCAATAAGAATTCCTTATACAACCAAGGCTCCCGCTGGCACTGTTGAAGAGCATCTCCGTTTATGGGAACTCGAGACATTAAAGCCAATCCAAAGAAATGATTTCAAGAAAAAGAAAGTAGGCGAACTCAAGAAATATCCTATCGAAGTCACCCTCGATATGAACTGGATAAGAGAGAATCTCAATCTTGTCAGGTCACCCAGACTGGACACCAAAGAATATCATAAAGACACCAGAGTGGTCAAGGCACTCATATATGGCCCAAGCAATTACCTCCGACCAGATGAGATACAAGCTATTGTCAATAATATGAAGGGTAAGATAATGCCAGGTGGCAATTATCCTCTGACAGAGAAAGTTCTGAGAGAGAGATTTCTTGATCGAACATTTGACCAAGCTGAACGCCGTGAGTTATATCAACTGCTCAATAATATGTTGGGAGTGGATTATGGTGGTAAAGGAGAGAAGATATATTTGTCTGGCGCGATGAGATCACATAAAGGATACTCCTTCCTTGCGAGAGTATGGATGGCAAATCCAGTCAAGATTGTCAAACAGATGCCTATTGACCTCAAGTCGGTAGAACGAGAGCTGGAACTGGCCATAGATATCATTCCTAAGAAAATAATGCCAGAAGACAAGCCAAGATTAGCCAGCAACATAATCAACCTCAAGAAAAGATATGTACAGGAGTACAGGTTGAAGACGAATGGCAATTCTATCGGTAGAAATACCTGGCCAGAGTTCTTCAAAGAATTTTTGGACTCCATTGAAGATGCAGCAGAGATTGTCAATGTTGGTTGGTTCAACCCTGATAACAAGCCGGTAAAGAATTTCTTGGACTCTATTGGAGTTGATAGACTAGCAGTTAGACCAGAATTAAGAATGATGCAGCCAGGACTATAATAAAAGGAGATAGGAATTATTATGGCTAAAGAATTTGAATGCGATGGAAGATGTGCTCTGATAGATAAGCAAGGCAATTATATTTCTCCAATGGAAAAATGCCCTGGATTTTCTTGGTGTAATGGAATTTCTCCAGATACACAAAAAGTGGTAGCTGTAGTAAACTCATCTTCCAAAAATAAACAACCAAAGATTTTCAAGTCTTTCCAAGAACTCCGCCAGCACTTCTTCCCCAAACAATATCGGAAGGAGCAGGCACGAGTTGAAGTTGGAAAAATTATGAAAGAGGGCGAAGAAAACCAGAACGAAGTAAATCTATGACACCAGATACAATAAATGGATTGTTTGAATTTCTCGGATCTTTATTTATCTGGCGCAGCATCATTCTGCTCTACAAACAAAAGCAAGTGAGAGGAGTTAGCTTTTTGACAATAGGGTTCTTCGCAGTCTGGGGTCTGTGGAATTTGCACTACTATCCATCCTTAAATCAGCAGTTTTCTTTCGCAGGTGGAATTTCAATCGTAGTAGCAAATACCATCTGGGTCTTTCAAATAATCTATTATAAAAAGAAGGAGGCTAACCATGCCTGATTATCTCGATGCGCCAGAAGATGTCGAAGAATTGGCCAGAGCCAGATTTTTACAGAATCCTTTAATGGATGCTTGTAAGGCCAAAATCAAATATCTGGTCAAATCAGCCAAAAAATCAACCTGGCTTGGACAGACTCATCTTGCACATGGTCCATGGAAACACCTATCAGATTTTGATTATGTAATAATTTTATGGGCCGAATGGTGGGAGTGTGCCTCCGATCATGATAAACAAGCCCTACTCTACCATGAGCTCCTCCACATCGCCCTAACTCAAAACGAGACATGGGCATTACGTAAACATACGATTCAAGAGTTCCCGGAAGTAGTGAAACAATTTGGGGCGTGGACGCCAGAATTGAAATGTTTGGAACCGATTGTCAGGAGGCCGTATTGATGAACTGCTCACAATGTGAAAAAGAAATCTCACCAGAAAAACAAATCACTATTGAAGATAAAGAAGACTGGTGTTACGATTGCTATAAAGCCAGTCCAAAAACCATCTGTGTTGATTTCGATGGAGTATTAGCAGAATACATAGGCTGGAAAGGTCCTGACCATCTGGGTGATCCTATGCCTGGGGCTCTAGGTTTTCTTAAACAACTATGTATGCTAAATTATGAGATTGTCATCCATACCACCCGCAATCCATCTGGAATAATTGCTTGGACTTACAAATATGGTGTTGGCGATCTCATTCATAAGATTACTAATCGAAAAGTTCCAGCAGTAGCTTACATTGATGATCGAGCAATTCCATTTTTAGGCAATTTCTCTGATACCTTAATGACTCTACAAAACTTCAAACCGTACTGGAAGGAAGATAAATGATTACCACAAATCTGAAAGTTAGAACTTTGGAGCAGGCATGGTTGGGCATCATGCAGGAAATCATGTCCAGAGGCCGCGAATACCATAAGGATGGCGGCTCTAGGGCTGGGATGCTCCGTAAGGCCCTGGACTTTTGCTCAGTGGAAATCAGTCATCCACATGAGCGCCCACTGGTACCATTGGCCAAACCAGGTTGTTTGTCGCCATGCACCGAAGATGATGCTGAGAAATATCTTCGAGAATATTTGTATAACACTGAACCCCCTGCTGAGCATGAATCATACACCTATGCTCAGTATTTAACTCCGGCCATTCATGCAACTGCCAAGCATTATGCCCAGGCGGGGTTCTATGTTCAACAGGCAGTAATGCCTGTAGGGTTGCCCAATGATGTAGAGAGATATATTGAGCCACATGATAGAGATACGGTGTCAATCCCCTGCCTCAGAATGATTGATACTCGGATTATCTACAATAAAATTGCTCAGATGGATTATCTTCATTACTACGTCTACTTCCGAGCATGGAATCATTTCGGGGCCTTTCCTTTGAACATGGCTGGTATTCAACTCCTCAAAGAAATTCATTGTTGTATCATCACCCATGAATCTGGCAAGATGGTAGAGCCAGGTCCGACTGTAGCCATGTCAAAAGATTTACACATCAATGATATCGAATGGGATGCTGCTAACGCTTGGTTGGGACAGTAGAACTTGACCACTTGGACCCGCCAAAGAGCCGACACCCAGATCGAACGTTCGATCCTTACTGGAATGATAATCTCTGATAGGGTGCTCCGCAATCTAGCATTAGCTTACAAACCACGCTATCTGACTGTACCTTATATGCAAAAAGTGGCCTTGTGGGCATTGGAATATTTGGCCCAATATGATCGCGCTCCTCAAGGTCATATCCAGGACTTGTATGAAGCCAACCGTCGAGCCGGCATGGATTCAGATCTTTCTGAGCTTATCGGTCAATTTCTCAGTTCTATATCAGAAAGCTATGAACAAGGTGAGTTCAATGAAGAATATCTCCTTGACCAAGCACAACAATACTTTGAGGAGCGTGCCCTCACACTCCTGAAAGAAGACCTTGAAGAAAGACTTGGTCAAGGAAACATCCTAGCAGCCAGAGAATCAGTAGCCAATTTCATCGCCCCAGAGAAAGTAGTGACCTTGGGTTGTGAACCGCTTAGAGATATGGAGTCAGTCAGAGACGCCTTCACAACTGATGATGAATTATTCACTCTTCCTGGAGATCTTGGCAGACTACTTGGACCGATGGTAAGAGAAGATGCTTGGGGCTTGGTAGGGGCCTACAAAGCAGGCAAATCCTGGGCTTGTACTTATATCCAAGATCAAGCCCTCTATAATAGATTGAATGTAGCCAGATTCAGTTTTGAAATGAATAAGAGAAAAGAGACTCGCAGGTTCATCCAATCCATCTGTGCAATGCCAATTCGCCCACCAAAGGATGGTAAAATCTGGATGCCGGTCTGGGATTGCAAATTCAATCAAGATGGATCTTGCTATCGACCCGACCGAACTTGTGGCATAACCTTGTACAAAGGAGAAGAACCAAGACCGATATTTGGCCAGGAGCACCCAGGATACAAACCATGCGCGGTCTGTCGAGGACAGAAGAGTTGGCAAATGGAAACCTGGGCCGAAGAATGGAAATGTGACGTCTTGACATGGCGCAATGCCTGGAGAAAAGCAGAGGGGATTTCAAAGCAGCTTCGCGGAGCTAGATTCAAATTCCAGTACTGGCCAATGTATTCTGCTGGCATATCAGAGGTAAAAGCCACCCTTCAGGTTTGGGAACATCTGGAAGGGTTCGTCCCAGATGTAATTGTTATAGACTCTCCAGACTTAATGAAGAAACCCGGACAAACAGATAGACATACAATAGTTGATAATCGCCGGTTTGCAGTGGCCCTGGCCCAACAATATCATAGTTTATTGATAATGCCATTCCAAGCAGGCAGTAAAGAAGCTATTGAGAGGAAGACAAAGAAAAGATCGGACATTGGAGAATCTGTGGCTATCTTAGGTGATGTTGACGGGATGATTAGCTTGGATCAGACGGATAGTGAGCGTGAAGCCATGAGGGCAAGGATTGGAGTAAGTGTTCAGCGAGACGACAAGAGCATCCTCGCCAACCAGGTGACTATTCTACAATGCATAGAGCTTGGTCAAGCGGTGATTGATTCTTCTTTTGTGAGGGGAAATAATTAGATGATTTATTATCATTCATCTGCCAATATGTCAGAACTGGAAGATGAGTCTATTCATTGTGTCATAACATCTCCTCCATATCCTATGATTGAAAAATGGGATAATAGTTTCGAAGATCAGGGCTGTGGACCAAATTCTGGGCTTTGGTTTGACTCAATAGCTCTGCTGAGTTTATCCATCCGAGAATGTTATCGAGCTCTTATTTCTGGTGGTATTCTCTGTTTAAATATTGGTGACGCCACCAGAACCATCAATAAGAATTTTGAGTGCTATCCAAATTTTGCAGCTTTAACTATTTGTTGCAAAGAAATTGGTTTCACTCCACTCATTCCAATCTTGTGGAAGAAAATCAGTAATCGCCCTAACGCATTTCTTGGTAGTGGTTTTTTACCAGTCAATGCTTATGTCTCACAAGATCACGAATATATCGGAATATTTCGTAAAGGTAGATTGAGGCAGTTTCATGGTCAACAAAAAATACAAAGACAATTATCAAAATTTACCAAATTTGAGAGAGACTTATGGTTCCAACAGGTTTGGAATGTCCAGGGAAAGACTGGAGCCAAAGGTGATTCTGGGTGGCCACAAGAAATTCCTTACCGACTGATGAGAATGTTTTCAATTATTGGTGATACCATACTTGATCCATTTTGTGGTCCAGGAGAAGAAAAATTATACAAGGAATATAGGAGAAATTTTGTGGGTTATGAAATTTTACCAAAGAGAATACCGCAATAAACTTAAAGTTGAACCAGACAAAACTATAATATAATAAAGGAGATTTAAATGGCCCTAACCAGTAGGATATTAATTGATGGACAGGAAGTATCAGCATACGAGCAAGATCCTCGACAAATTGTATCTCATATGCTTACCCATCCGGCCAATCTGGAGTTCTGGTCATTAGACGCTCTCCGGGAATTCTTGACCGGCACCATTGAGTTGGTGTCCAGCTGGTGCAAGATCCGCCTTGAAGAAGCACTTCCAGATGACCTGAAAAGGAAGTACCAGAGGTTCGGGACCTGGGCAGTCAAGACCCTCAAAAACTTCCCAAGAACCCAGGAGTATGCGGTATATTATCTCTACAATGTGGCTTTGGCCGGAGAGAATAAGGGTCTGTTGAACGGGTTTGGAATCAGCAATCGTTTTCAGGACCATATCAAGGGAAACCCTGAGAAAGTGACCCTACGGCAAGCCGAATGGAGTGAAGTATAATGTCAAAACTTATCATTGTTAAACAATTTGAATTTGCAGCCGCTCATCGTCTTCCTAACCACAAAGGAGCTTGTCAAAATCTCCATGGCCATAATTGGACAATAGAAGTAGGGGTAACAGGGCCAGTAGATCCAGAAACAGGGATGATTGCTGATTTCAAACAACTGAAAGATCTGGTCAATGATCACATCATCGCACATTTAGATCACCAATATCTCAATGAAACTGGCTTGATCGGGGTGTGTGAAAACCCCACTGCCGAGAATATGATTCAGTGGATGGCTACAATATTAATCCATCATCTACAGAAGACAGGATGTGAACTGGCCTTAATCAAACTCTGGGAGACCTCTGGTTCTAGATGTGAGTGGAGGGCCTAAAAATGATTCTCGTTATCTGGAAAACTCGGCACAAGGCAGGAGATGAACCAGACTATTTTTCTTATAGTCTTAAGCGAAATGGTTATTTTCCGCTTCTGCTCACAGCTAATCAACTTAGTATGCTATTACCTACTGTTAAAACCGAGTTGATTCCAGAGGCACCAGAAACTGGAACCATTGAAATAAATGGAGAGTTGGTCTAATGCAAGTATTTTCGATCTTTCAATCTGTTGATGGGGAAGTTAACAAGTGGGGGCAGGGTTGTCCCAGTACTTTCTTAAGATTATCTGGGTGCTCGCTCCGGTGCTCGTATTGTGACATTCCCGAAGCGCAAGATCCCAAAGCTGGCCAAGAGACGACCATCGATGAGGTTGTCAGGATCATCCGCAACTATGGCTGCAAAAAGATTACCATCACCGGAGGCGAGCCACTCCTCCAAGAGGACGAAATTCACCTCTTGATAAACCGTCTCTTCCCGGAAAACTACCGTATTTCCATCGAGACGAATGGAACGATTTCTACTCGCCGGTTCCGGGAATGCCGGAAGCCGAATGAAAACGTGTGCCTTATCGTAGATTACAAACCTGGGCACTACAATCCAGATGCCTTTGAATTCTTGAGAGAGTTCGACTGGGTGAAAATAGTGGTAGGCAGTCGAGAGGATTTTGATGGAGCTACAAATATTTTAGGGCTTCTGAGAGAGTTGGGCTGTAAGGCAAGATTTGCTCTCAGTCCAATCCACGAGGCCTTGTCTGGCAAGATGTTAGCTGGATGGATTCTAGATGCAAAGTTGTGGGATGTGACCTTGAATTGCCAAATTCATAAGTGGTTGGATTTGAAGTGAGGAGAAATAATCATCCTAATATCAAAAAAGTTAGATAAATTTCTTGTAGAAAACATCAAAATTTACTATAATATAG